GCGTGGTCATGGTCAGGAACCTCGCAAGGCTCGATCTTGTCGGGGCTGGGCTGGGGTGGGTCGTCAACCCCCAGGCGGGGGCACAAGATATGGACGATCCACAGGGCTATGCGCTGGCGCAGGTTCATCGCACCAGCTCCGTATTGAGGCAGGCATCGATATAGGCGAGCAGCATGTCGGGGGTGCCGTCATTGCGGATCAGGTGATCCCACCAGATGGGGATTCCCTCCAATGCCCCGTCGGATGGGTGAAGCTCCACCCCTGGGACCAGGTCGTGCCCAGGTCTGGTGACGCGCCACGTCTGGCCCCCAAGATCCTGGACGACGGTCAGCTCCTCGGGGAAGCGCATGTCGTCGCATACCACCGACGCGCCGGCATTCAGCAGCTTCAGTACGCGCAGCGACCACAACCGTGACCAGAACTGTGGGCCGATGCAGTTGCGACCCCACTCGGTACCGAGGGTTTGCATCATGTGGCGCAGGGTGGGACCGTACGGCAGCGGGGTTGGCGCCTCCTTTCGGCTGAAGCACTCCTGCACTGTCAGTGGGTCTGTCACCTCGGTCAGCAGGGCCTTGAGCATGGACCGCATGGGATCGGCAAAGCTGACCCGAACATACCCGTGCTCTGTGACTAGGTGGGCTGCGATGGAAGTCTTGCCGCAGCCGGGTGTAGGGCTGTATAGGGCGATGAGTCTGGGCTTATGCATTGGGTGGGAAACGTGTGGGATAGAGGAATTAAGGGTGGGTTGTCAGGAGAGACCGTGCTCTTCCAGTAGCTCGGGAGTGGCTTCACCGACCACGCTGTAGTCAGCGTTGGACTCAAACTCCTCCTTGGCAAGCGCATACGCTGCCATCTGGGCGTTGTCCTCGGTATCCGCTTCGACTGTGTCGAAACTTTCTCCCCACCCGACGTCCCACCGGACGATGTACCTGGGCATGATGGTGCTGTGTGGTTGCCTCGCAATAGTAGCAGCTAGGTTGATACTAGGAAGCCCCTGTAACATCAGTTTACCTGATGGTACAAGGGCGTCCAAATTCGGGTGGTTCGTCAGCCAAAAGCCCCATGCTGGCCGGCATGAGGCTTGAGGGGTGAACCGACTCAGCGAGGGAAGCAGCCGTTCGGCCTGTCGTGTGCACTGATTCGGGGGTGATGCCTGAACAGTAACACAACGTCACCTATCAGGCGGCTTCGACCATCAGGTAATCGCCATCATCTGCGCGAGATACGCGGACGCGACCGGAGGGACCAACACCGATCTGAGCCAGGTAGTGCCGGCTGATGGGCACACTGCCGATCTTGGTGGCCTTGAGGAATCCGGTGCAGCGAGTCGCACTGGCACTGGAGGGGGCCAGCACAACACCTTTGGCTTCGGTGATGGCTTCCAGCAGGCGCTCGGGCTGGGGACGCTTCACCACGTCACCTGCCTTGTTCTTGGCGGTGCGGAAGTATCCGGCCTCCAGGGCTACCTCATTGCGAGGCATGTTGGGATTCAGCCGGAGAAACTCCAGGAGTTCAGCGCCGACGAGGGGTGTGCTTGCGGGCATACGTGAGTGTGCGAACGTCACTCAGCGTAGCAGGTCACTTGGCATCCAACCACGTCAGACCACTGTGAGCATCAGCCGCAGGCGGCACAGCCCTGCCATCGCCCAGCTCCAGCCACTCGGCCTCGATCGTCTCCATCGTCTCCTGCAGGATGCTCACCCAACGTTCCACCGCATCTTCACGCACGGACATGATGATCTCGTCGTGGACGGTGGCCAGCAGTACGGCCTCCTCCTCGGGTGTGCGGTGGAGCGTCAACCACAGGGCGCCCAGGGTCTCCTTGAGCACGGCGGCACCGGCTCCCTGGATCACCGTGTTGAGACGGCGCGTCATCTGGTTGGCGTCGCCCTTCAGGAAGCGGCGCAGACGGGTGCGGCGGATCCTCACGAACGGCCACTGCCCGCACCCCTTCGCCGACAGCTCCTGCTCGAAGGCCGCGTCCTTGTGCCAGGCCGCGATGCCGGAATAGAGCTCCAGGAAGGTGTTGCGGATGGTGTTCGCCTCCTCCAGGGTCATCTCGATGCCCATGGTGGCCGCGTAGTTCTTCAGGCCCCTGGCGCCGGCCCCGTACAGCAAGCCGAAGTTGGCCGACTTGGCCACCTGGCGCTGGGCCTTGGATGGCTCGTCGACCTTGTAGATGGCCCGCGCTGTGAGTGTGTGGAGGTCCTGGCCCTCGCAGAAGGCCTCGACCATCACGCGGTCCTTGGCCTCCACGGCGGCCAGGCGCAGCTCCATCTGGGAGTAGTCGGCCACCACCAGCCGGTAACCGGGACGCGCCACCACGCAGGCGCGGAAGCGGGGGTCGCGGGGGATCTGCTGCAGGTTGGGCTCGACGCAACTGAAGCGGCCGGTCTCGGCCCCCAGCTGCCGGTAGCTGGCCCTGGTGCGGGCCTCCTCGTCGCAGTGCCCGATCAGAGCGGTGGCCATCTGAGCCCCCTTCACGTGGCGCCGGTAGCTCAGGAAGGCATCGACCACAGGGTTTTCGCCGCGCAGAGGCTCCAGGGCCGGCTTTGAGGTGGAGGGGCGGCCGTCCGGGCCCTTCGGCTCGTAGCCCAGGGCCTCGGTGAAGACGCGCAGCATCTGCTTGGGCGACTTCAGGTTCAGCTCGACGCCCGGAGTCATGAACACCTGGGCTTGGGCCAGGAAGTCGGCCTTCATCTGCTCGGCCTCTGCAGCCAGCGTCTCTCCCAGCTCGCGCAGGCGTGGAACGTCCCAGGTCAGCCCGTGGCGCTGCATCTGCGCGACGGCCTGGAGCGCGGCGCACTCATGGCTCCAGGCCCGCATGAGGTTGGCATGCTTGAGCATGTCCGTGAGCGGCGAGTAGAGCTGGCGCAGGGCCCGCACATCGTTCGCCGCATAGAGCAGCTGCTCGGCGGTGATCTCCCCGGCCCAGTTCGATCGCTGCAGCTCCTTGTCGACGTCATCCCCGGTGATCCGGTGGAACAGCTCGGCCAGGGAGTGCCGGACGTTGGGCTTACCGTTCCACACCAGGACCGAGGCCAACATGGTGCAGTAGACGCGGCCGGGGAAGAAGTGAACGCCGTGCTCCTGCAACCAGGAGACGTCGAACACCGCGTTGTGGGCCACCCAGGAACGGGGCTGGTCGCAGAAGGCCCGGAGCCGCTTCCAGTCGGCCTTGTCGAAGTCCCAGCAGTCGAGCACCAGCGGGGCATCGACTCCCCTGGCGAAGAACTGCAGCAGGCGGAGGCCCCCTTGGGTGGGGGCCAGGCCGGTGGTCTCGCAGTCGAAGTAGACGATCGTTGACCGCTCCAGGGCGGCCAGATCCTGAGTGCCGCCCAGCTGTGGTGCTGCCGGTCGCACTTGCGCGGGTATCATACCCGGCCCTCCTCGTAGGAGGCGATCACCATACGCGCCGCTTCCAGGGTACGTAGAGCCCTGCGGACCTGATCGCGAGCGTCGGTGATGAGGCTGTAGGTGGTGCTGGGGTGGCGTATCTGCTCAATGTACTTGTTCAGTGTGGCCATCGAATTGGCCTCGTTGGCGATGTGCGCGTCGATTATGCGGAGGTGCTCAGGGAAACTGATGGTGCGCTTTGCGTGGCTGATTGGTGCTGCGGAATCGGACATGGGATGGGTGGGGTGTAGAGATAGGCCATCGCGTCGGCGAGGCTGGGGAAGGTGTGTTCGGTGCCGGTGCCGATCTGGGCGTGGAACGTGCCACCGGCAGAGAAGACGCGGGCTACGCGCATGACGTGGGGAAGGGCTGCTCGGTGAGCGTACGGCCGGTGAGCAGGGAGGCCCAGACCCGCTTCGGCCGGCCGTGACAAACCGCATCACGACTGGGTTGGTAGTGGGGGGTTTTCTCGATCCAGCGGTCCTTGGCGGCCTCCCGGAAGATGGCCGCGATGCATCGGGGATCGGCGGAGGGACGGAGGCCGGGGTGGGACCGGCGCATCACGTCCCACAGGTCATCGGAGGTGATGCGGGCTCGGGTGCAGGCCAGACGGTGGAGTTCGCGACGGGCCACGTCAGCCCACATGGTGGTGTCGGGCCTTATGTAGTCGTACGGATTCATGGGGTATGGAGAACGGGGTGGGATGTGGAGTCAGGCTCAGGACTTCTCGTAGGTGCGCTCCAAGGCGAACTTATTGAAGCGCTCCACGATGTCTTCAAGCAGCTCGTCTATTTGTGCCGGCGATAAGCTATAGGAGAAGCTGATACTTTGAAGTAGCTCGATAATCTGCATGAGCTTGCTGCGGTCTTCGCTCCAGGCGGCGAAGTTGTGCATCACGAAGCCTACATCGTCTGCGTTGAGGGTAATAGTACCCGCACGGCTCTGCAGCTTCTTAATTATTTGACTGCACATGGCGTGGTGTTGGGTCAGCAGAACAGTAAGAGCTCTCTGAGCGATGTCCGCGATCATCTGCGGCGGGTGCGAGAAGTCCTCCCGCATACTCTTAAGGAATTCAGGTGAGATTGGTTCCATAGATGGGTCGTCGGGGGTGGGGTGGGTGTGTGGTGCCCCAGTAGTATGAAGCACCTGATGGTAGATGGCAAGGGGTTGTGGTATAAGGATACGTTATGGTCTCCGAAAATCGACTTCGTGTGCAGCGGTGGCGGCCTGCAGGATACGTTCGTGATCGAAACTATAGCCTTTATCGCCGTGATTTGAGGGGGTACAATCTGTATGCTGACAAGTTACTCTATCTCCCCTGCCGTCAAACTCGATACCAGCGGTTCTACCGCATCCACACATGCACCAATAATGCGGATCCCAAGCAGCTTCCAGTAATCCAGGGGAGCTGTAGCTCCTTTCAAGTATATACATACCTGGGTAGCCTGGATGGGATCTGTACCCAAATTCGTTGTTCGGGTCGGGTAACCCATAGGCTACGAAGAAGTATTCTACCCTACTCGCAAACTCATTGAGGCGTGTGTCTTCAAGCTTCGGTCTGCCGCCAAAACCGAAGTAGTACCCAGGCCCCCAAGGCTTCACCTCAATCCACGTTCCACCGTGCATCTTCGGTAGGTAGAAGTCAGGTAGATACCAGCCTGATGGCAGGTCAAACCCCTCAGGCTCGTATTCCCACACAATACCCAGCTCGTTGAAGAACAAGGCAAACCGTGCCTCCAGCCGACTGCGGAAGAGTCTGCCGGCATACCTAGTAGGTATTGGCTTAATTGAAGCTGCGGTCATGGGTGCTGTAGGTGGACGCTGCACAAGCATACACGGTGTAGGGGAGTCTCACCCCATCCGTTGCCAACGGCGAAACCTATCGGCATCTAGTACCCGCCTCGGCTCCGACCAACCCTCCCCTCCTATGTGTGGGAAAAGCTGTCACGCCGACGCCTTTTCCAGTTTTTGCAAGGAGTCTCGGCGTGATCGGCCTGTTTTCGGGCGGTGGGGTGTAACGCCGTCTTCAGGACGTTCCAGGTGCATTCTCATATCCGTCTCATGTGAGAATTTAGATTCTCTTAAGGATTCGATGCTTCGTCTAGAGATGCCGTGACACCCTCTTTCAAAAAAGACCCATGTCACGCCGAAACCCCGTATCAACACTGAGAAGTGGGTCGGCGTGACACCTTTTTCGACACTAGGGGCGGAGGGTTGGCAGCCGCCCCAGGTGGTCGGGTGGGACGTCAACCTTCCCGTGGGTCGTCCTCCTTGGGCTCCAGCGGCAGTGGGGCCACGTCGGTGGTGGTGATGTGGCTGGAGAGCACCGCCAGGTAGGAGGAGGTCTTCTGTGTGCGACCGTGGGCGTCCTGCATCGAGCGGTCCGGTCCCCTGGCGATCAGGCCTCGCTTCAGCATGCGGGCCAGGTTTGGCCTGATGGAGCCATCCGCCGTGCGGGTCTGCTCGGCGATCTCCCAGGTGGTGAGGTCGTGCGGGTAGGCATCCCGCAGAACCGCCAGGATCTTCACCTGGATCGTCTCGATCCGGCTGGTGCGCGGTGTCTCAGCGGGGCGTTGCGGATCTGACAGGGTGAAGCTCAGGTCTGCGTTCATCGTCATCTGCAGGTGGGTGCCGCCTCTACCACTACGGCTCTTCTCAAAGTTGAGGATCCTGGCGTCAGGCCCCATAACCCGGATCTCCTCTTCGTCGGGCAGCCGGAGCTTGATCACCTCGTCCACCGCCGCCGTGATAGCTGAGGTACCACGATGGCCGCCGTTCTTATTGCTATGATGCACCACGAAGATGCAGCAGGCCGGGAACAGGGTGCCGTTGGCCTTGGCGAGAAAGTAGAGCGGGTCAGCGAACTCCTTGGCGTTCTCACTATGAGGTGACCCCACACTGCAGGCCGATAGGGAGTCAATCACCACAAAGCGGGGCTTCACGTCACTGAGCAGCTCGATGGTGCCAGCCCTATCCCGCAGATTGAACCCGTTCCGCACTACGAAGTCATCCTCCTTAGTGAAGCCGTGTTGCACCAGCATCTCCTGCATGACCATATTATTCTGGTCGTTCTGGGCGATGAGCAGGGTGCCCCCGGCCACTGGCATCTTGCGCCCCCTGATAGAGATGTCGGTAGAGCGCATGATCGTCTTGCCGATTGCCAGGGCAGCCTGGGTCTTCCCTTCCCCTGGTGCGGCGTGGATCATTACTACTGAAGGTGCGTAGAACATATCTGGAATGATGTAGTCCAGAAGGAACTCTTCAGCCAGAAAATCGGCCCCTGTCTGCCTAGGCGGCATCTGCTTATGCTGCATATGCGTGATATACAGGTTGTCGAAGAAACTCCTATCACAGCGGGGGAAACGTGAGCGCAACTGCTCCAACTCAAAATCCGCCATAGCGGGGTCTTCGATGTGATTGTATATCGTATCCAGCTGCTTGATAATATCCTCAAAGCTATCCTTCTGTATCTCCTCATCCTGCTGCATGCGTTCCCGCATCTCAGGTGTGAAACGCTCGCGATTCTTGTCGTATTCGTCTGCAAAGGCAATCAGGTTGCCCAGGTTCCGCTGCTTACCACCTGACTTCTTACCGAAGGTGGCCCACTTCTCAGCGCATGGATCGTCGCCACGCTCCCACTGCGCCTGGTGTTCCGGGTGGGTCGTGCGCTTCGACCAGGCCCGCCAGTACTCCAGGCCCTCGTCTGTCGGGAAGGTGTGGTGGATGGCCATGCCCACATGGATCCAGTCCCGATAGCTCTGATCTGGCGGGATCACTCCCAGGCATCCCTCGATGATGTTGCGCTTGTAGGCCAGTGGCCGCCAGGCTCCCCCGTACTTGATCTGCTGGGAGAGGACGCCCCCTGTGGCGACGTGATCCTCCTTGGCCTTCCGCATCAAAGCCAGCATCCAGCCAGGGGCCGGTGGGATGTTGCTGAGGTCGCCGTGCAGCTCGTAGCTCTCGCCTCCCTCGCTGTGATCGTTGGCCGGGTAGTCCCCATAGACCACGCCCTGGAAGCCCTTGCCCCACAGCACTTCAAAGCCCTTCCCGGAGGCTTCCGTGCTCACGCTGTGCAGGCTGTCCATGTTCTCGTCGGCGGAGACGAGGAACAGGTACTTGGCGGCGTTCTTCTTGGGGCTGGTGACGCAGGGGGCCTTGGCCAGGTCGTCCCCGAACTGCTCCAGGGTCATGGCCAGGTTGGCGTCCACGTCGAAGATCGCCAGCCGGCTGTGAGGGCCGCACCACAGGCCGATCGCCGTGTAGTCGGTGTGCCCCTGGCGGATGGCCAGATCGAGGTCGGCCAATCCCTTATGGAATTTGCCGGGGTGGGGCTCGTAGCTGTGGTCAGGCTTCTTCCCACCGAGAATCGGTGTGAAGGCCAGGCCCTCAGGCAGGCTGCGGGCGAACGCGAGAAGATCAGACTGTGATACCATCGTAAGGCGATAGAGGAATACCGCCCCCGTCACTGGGGGCTTTTCCATGCTCGCACGGGGTGGAATGTCCGGGTATCAGATGTCGTTATGCAACAGGCCGTTGCCTTATGAGCCTTGTGCCCTATAGTGGCTGAGCACACCCAAATTCATTCCCGTGCCACTCCTTACGAACACCAAGGTTTCCGAGTACAGCAAGGCCAGCGGTGGCGGCTATCTCAACCCCAACAAGATCCCCACGGGGCGCTCCGTGCGGTTCGCCATCATGCCCGACAGCATGATCGAGTATTTCGAGACCTGGGGCGAGAAGTCAGACGGCAAGCGGCAGCCCGTGCGGTTCGCCGAAGAGCCGACCCCTGACGACGTTGAAGCTGCTATGACCAAGGCGGGCCTCAAGCTGGCAGTCAACAAGATCAGCGATAAGCCCGACGTGCCCAAGTACGTTCTGGCCCTCACGATCTACGAGCACGAAAGCGGCGAGATCAAGGTGCTGGCACTCCCCCAGCCCAGCATCCGCAACCAGCTGGAGGAGCTCGACAGCAAGCCTGACTACGACCCGATCACCGACTGGGATCTGGAACTGTCCAAGAAGGAGGAAGGCGGATTCGTCAAGTACTCCCTGATCGCTCTGCCCCGCCGCCGTGGCCAGCAGGCCTCGATCGATGTCGCCTGGGAGGAAGCACAGGATTCCGGCTTCGACCTGAGCCGCCTGCTCACCAACGGGGATCCGTTCAAGGCCGCGTAACATCTACCCGGATAGGGTTCGGGGGCCGGGGAGACCTGGCCCTTTTTCGTGCCTCGCAGTAGCGGGCGTTGTTGAGAATCCGGCTGCTAGCCTGTGGCCATGACAGCCACCGTCGCGCCACCTTCAGCCGAGATTCAGAGGCAGCTGGAACGTCTGACGTCCGCTCGCACCCTGACCCAGGATAACAGCGGCGAGTTTCGTGTATATCGGGATAAGTACGGCCGGGTACTACACAGCGTAACAAATATACTCGGCGCAACAAAGGATATGAGCGGCCTGATCTCCTGGCGCATCCGCATGGGCGAAGAACGGGCCGGTCAGATCCTGGCTTTGGCATCGTCTCGCGGCACCAACAGTCACGATCGGGCCGAATACCTGCTGAAGACGGCCAGGAAGATCGCCTTCGCCGCAGCGAAGAAGCGTAACAGACTCCGCTACCACTCCAGCGGCCTGCTGGAAGTACCTTCCGCCATAACCCGCTGGGCCCTGGGAGAGGTCTACGAGTCCATGCCGGCCGGCAAGATCTACAGCAACAGCTTCGCCGAACCACTCTGCCGGTGGATCGTCGCCAACGTCACGCAGATTTATAGCGTCGAATTCCGCGTCCGCTATATATTCGACGGCCCATCCAGGTTCGTCCGCAACATGCCATTCGACGGGTTCGCCGGCCAGGGAGACGGTCTACTCGGTATCAACGGCAGCGGCCCGATCCTCGCCGACTGGAAAACCAGTAACAGCCGGCCCGACGTGGATAAGAAGGCTGAGTGGGTCGACCAGCTGGGCGGCTACCGGCTTGGCATGCGCCGCGACGTGGACATCGAGCCCGAAGGCGGCTTGGTGGTCTGCGCTCGCCGGCTGGCTCCGGTGGAGGTGGTTGAGGTGGATCGTCCCCAGCTGCAGGTCGGCAGCCAGAACTTTCTGGACCGCTGCGATGCCTACGTGGTGGGGGACCGGGTGTGCAGCTGAGCGACGACCGCCGCAACGAGCTGTACCTGGCGGCCCTGCAGGGAGGCTCTCCCTCGGGCCTGCTGCTGCGGCACATGGACCTGCACCAACTCACCTTCGATGAAGCGGCCGAGGACTGGGAGGCCGTGATGCAGCGGCTCCGGGTGGACGCCTCCATGACGAGCGAGATGGAGCTTGCTCGTGTCAGGGCCTGCCGGTGGCAGATCGTGAGCGAGGCGAGCCGCCGGGGGCAGTACCTCGCCGCATCCGGGACGCTCAAGGATCTGGGTTTCGCCGCCGGAGAGCAGCAGGCATCGCTTTTGTCCGTCGTGGCTGGGGCTCCCGTGCTCAGGATCGTCGTGGAGGGCTCCCAGGGCGGCCAGGAGGGCGGTGGAACGTCCCTGAGCGGTGCGCGGGCCATCAAGGGCACTCCAGAGCCGCCGGAGGGGCCTGAGCAGGCCGCTGCCGGTTGACCGGTTCCAGCCATCGCTCCTCTGGCCAGCCCCACCCACATCATCACACTATGCGTCCAACCGCATAGCCGCCAAGCATAAAAGCCCCCAGCCGGGTGGCCAGGGGCAGTGGGGTGGAACGTCAGGTGCCCTGCAGGTAGTCGACGTGGGCATCCAGGTCGCGGATCAGGTGCCGGAGATTGTCCAGGTGGTGGTTCCTGGCTCTGCGGGCCTCGGGGTAGGCGTCGGGCCCTTGCGGGTAGTAGTCGCGACCGTGGCAGGTAGCTGTGGCGAGAGCGTCGAAGGCAATCTCCACAGCAGCAAGGGCGGCCGTGTACTCCCTGAGCAGGGTCTCGCGACCGGTGCCATTCAGGTGGACTACGGGGAGGGGAGGCACGGCAGGCTCTTCGGTATAGGTGTTGTCGTCGGAGCAGTAGGAGAGGTGGAGGCGGGCCATGGGGTGAGCAGCAGGGTGGATAGCAGAATTCCGAATGTGAAGTGCGCGAAACGGGAGCAGGGAAGTCTCATCGGGGCCGGTGGGTTGTCGAGGCGGCCCGCACGATGGCGCGAACCTCCTCTCGGGTGTAGTCGCGGCCTTCGGTGGCGATCAGGAACTGGCAGGCTCCTACCAGTAGCTCTTCCCTGGTGGCAGGGTCGGCCAGCATGGCGCGGATGGGGAAGCGTTTCACGGGGTGGTACGTGTCGCGGTGATCATGAAATGGCGGTCCCCGTGCTCGGGGATCCACCGGCAGTAGCCGTTCGCGAATTCCAGGAAGATGGCAGGTCCCCCGACCATGCATGGGACGTCAGATCGGGGGCCATCTACCACTACAGCCTGGATTGGAGCCTTACCGATGCGGCTCTTCGCAAAGGAACTGGTGGCGAGGATGGTGTGGGTGGTGGGCATGGCACTGGGTTGTCGAGGGGGTAAGGCGATTCTCAGTAAGTGGGGCCTATTGAGAATCGCTCAGGCGGTGTAGATCTCGCGGGCCTTCTCCATGCCGGCCCGGAAGCCAGCGGAGCGGGCGTCTATCAGGGCCATGTGCTGGTTGAATTTGCAGTTGTTCATAGAGGCCTGGAGCAGCATCGACGCGAGCACGTTGTCGCTCACATCAAGCTCCAGCAGGTCACCGATCGAGCAGCCCTCGACCAGATCGCTGAGGGCCAGCAGCATCATGGAGCGTATGGTCAGGCCCTGGGTCTTGGTGTACAGGGGGAGAGCGGGGAGCGTCACGGGGTGGAGTGTCGAGTGGGTTGTTCGGCTCCCTGATAGTAGCACGGTGTACGGCTGATATCAGGGAGTTGGGCGATTCTCAGTAAGGAGGCCTAGTTGAGAATCGCCCAGGGGGCCTACCGCAACTCTCCAGTCAAGGGGAGAGTCGTGGTAGGCCGGCTACTCAGCAGGCCAGCACGGCCTCACAGGCTTGGCGGGCGGCAGCCAGCTGGTCACCACGGGTGCCCTGCAGGATGCCTTCCAGCCGGCGGCGAGCGGCGGCGACAGGGTCGCGGGCCTCGCGGGCATCGGTGTGGGTGATCGCCTCGGTGACCGCGTTGAACATCCGCCAGACGGTGTTCGGCCGGTCTTCGGACTCGATCGCCGCGCCGTTGCGGTAGGCCTCCCGGATGTTCGTCACCATGGGCAGATCGTCCAGGGTGCGGGCCCGCTGCTCGCCGGTTTCCTGGTCGCGGATCGGGGTGGCCAGCTGGGCGTGGAACGTCTGTTCCAGGATCCAGCGGGCAGCCTCGGTGCCGAGGGGGCATTCCCGCATCCGGCGGAAGGTTTCCGCCTCGGTCAGGAAGGCCTGCCGGCGCAGATCGATCCGCTTTGCCAGGGTCTCGGCGAAGTGCAGGATCCCGCGAGTGTGGGGGTGACTGACCCCTCCCCGGAAGATGCCGGCGAACTGGTTGCAGCACTGGAGCCGCTCCACGCCGAACCCAGCCCGGAAGGAGCCGACGCCGCCGTGACCGTTCTGCAGGTAGAGCGACATGGCCACGGTGTCGCCGCCGATATCGAGCTGACTCAGGGGAGCCACCAGCAGACCGGAGCGGCCGGCGTCGAAGCCCATGGCCTGCGAGACGTCAAGACCCAGGCTCTCCAGCACGGTGGCCATGCTGCGGTGCTGCAGCAAGGTATAACCATGGCCCACGGCCCCGAAGAAGCGGGGTGGGGTGTGCTCGGTGCCGGGGCGGACAATGGCCTTCGTCTTGGCGGCCACGTTCCAGCCGGTGGGGTCGTTGAATGCCATCGACCGGGTCTCGGCGTCGAAGGCAAGATCGGCCATAGCCAGGGCGGTGTGAGGCGCCACGGTCTCGGGGGCATCGATGCCACCGGCCTGGGCCAGCAGGGGGGTGTGTTGGAAGTCACGGGCACGGGAGACGCCGGCCACGTGGGCAGAGGAAGAGACGAGGGTAGAGAGGTTCATCAGGGTGGAGTGTTGATGGGGTGGGGGGGGGTGAGCCACCTATAGGGCCGGGGAGGCCCAGTAGGGGGGTCAGTTGTCTGATAGTAGCACGGTTAGCAGGCTGCCGTTAGGGCGTCGTCAATCGCTGTGCTCTGCGCTACAAGCACCTTATATCGCGCTACGGTCAGCTCCATGTAGAGGCTTTCATCGGAGGCCAGTAGGGTCCGGGCCTCGGCGATCAGCTCCAGAGCACGATCGAAGTGGGACAGGTCAGGTAGGGGGCGGCGGGGGGTGTAGGCCATGGGGCGGGGTGTCGGTGAAAAGTTGGAAAGTTGGAAAATTTTCAGGGGGTGGGACGTGGCCGGGAGAACCCAGGGCCGGGGTGCTGCTGTTCGGGTCCGTTGTCAGACATGCCCCAGCGGCGCAGCATGTCAGCGGCTTTGTAGCACTTCGATGCATCACCGATCCTGCCGGTTGCCTGACAGATCTGGGCGTCATACAGCAGGGAGGAGATAATGGCTGGGGTGTCGTACCAGCCTGACGTGCCAGGGACTGGCCCATCATCAGACTCGGAAATGAGTGCCTCGGCTTTGTGTACGTCAGTGTATGCGGAGGATTGTGATATCCCGAAAGCTAGCTTTAACCGTATCACGACGGCGGGCACTGCTAGACCAGCCTCCAGAAGTTCCCGCGCCATGTCGACGCGTTCGGCAATTTTTTGTTGATTCATGAGGTAGAATGCGGGGGAGAAGGGGCAGGGAAACCTACCCCTGGGCTTTGCTATGTCAAGTAGTGAGCAAGTCACTCCAGAACCGGGCCTCGCGGATGGCTGCCCGGATCCCTGACAGGGAGCCTCGGCCCATGGCGTCGGTCATATCATCCCAGATACGGGAGATAGTTTCGTCGTGGAGCTTGTACGCTAGGTGGTCGAAGTACTGATCATAGATCCTCTGGAGAATGCTTTGCTCAGCCTGCTGGCGGAGCTGGTAGGCAGAAGGGTGGGCCATGGGGTGGAGTGTTGATGGGGTGGGGGTGGTATGTGAACCACCTAGGGGGATCACAGGGTGGCGGTAATTCTGTCGCCGGTGGCGCCATGGGCCCAGATCACGACGTTCGCGCTGCTCCCATCGCAGAGTCGGCAGACGGCGCATGTAGTCTTCAGGCCACGCTCCGCACTGGCGGCGCAGTGGACCGTGCCGGCTACCTTGTCGCTGTTTTTGGCTAGGACTAGGAACGTCGACCAGCCATAGGCGGTGGCCTCTATGTAGTCTTTCATGCCGTCACATGATGCTTGCAGTATACCTCTGGCCCATGCGGCCCAAGGTTGCCTCCACTGGTGAGTGTAGCCAGTGTGACCAGACGCCACTGCTGCCAGGGACTGCCATAGGGCGGCCGGTGCCGCTGCGGGGTCCCCGTATGAACCGAATCTGATCACCATGCCGGCGAGCCTGGCATGGGATGTCAGCCGGCTGTACCCGCCCCGGCGGTAGCAGCGCCAAACAGCAGATGGGGCTTTCATCTGTACGTAACACGTACCCTGCTTGGCGGGACGGTGGGGGCATTCACCGCAGATGGATCGATCGGCGCCGCTGCGGCGAGCGTCGCCCGGATGCTCGTCCTGCCGCAGGATCCATGTCTGCAGCATGTTACCTGTCTTGCTGTTGCCGCTGACAGAGCGAAGGCCTGTCACGATCACGACAATAGGAGCGCCGTCGATGGCAGAGGCACCCTCCCAGAGGATGGCGCCGTTGTTGTTGAGCTTAGGCATGGGAACGATGGGGGGTGGAGTGTAAAGGGGTGGGCGATTCTCAGTAAGGGTGCCTAGTTGAGAATCGCCTGGGGAATGGCGTGGGTCGTCAGACTGCCTGTGGTGGCTGCATCATGATCACCCATGCCTGATCATAACATGGAAAACGGCTGTTATCACGCTCGGCCGCTTGCATGGCTTGCCAGACCTTGGCGTGGTGCGCAAGTAAGGCGGGCCCGTAACTAGGGGAAGGGGTGGGCATGGTGCCGGAGACCTTAGGCATGGTGCGGGGGGCGTTCATGGAATGGTGCGGGGTGGAGTGTGGGTCCCGATCGGCTCGCTTGCGCTCCCCGATCGACTCATTCACCCTGGGCCCCAGGGCGGCCAGGCGTCAATGAGAATTCCCTGAGAGTATACCGAGAGAACCCTTAGAATACAATGAGGGGTTTTAAGGTGAGTATCCCTTATACTATAAGCGATGCTGATGATATATGTTGCGAAGTACTACATATCACAATCCCTTATACTATAAGCGATACTGATATAACGGGGTCATGATATGGGGGTATGCGTCGAGGCGCATAGGCGTCGGGGGCGCGCCATGGTACTTACACAGATATCCTACAACAGGGGGGTAGGCCCAAACGGTCGGGGGTGGGACGTTGGCCGATCCCCCACCACGCGCTCAGTACTATCGAATATCATACCCGCCCTGGGGGCCTGCCAGTAGTATCGGGTATCATACCGGCCCTAGGGCGGTAGGGTGGGTGGAGCTGCCCCCGCAAGGTGTCGCAAAACGTAATGTCCCCTGGGGGCGAACAGCCAGGGGGTGGGACGTCAGCAGGTCCACCTTCCGCCGGGCTCGGGGGTGCGTCTCCTGAGGTCACGATCACCCTGCGAGAGGCCCAGGGCCAGGTCTTCAACGACCCAGCGCGATTTCGGATCCTTGTAGCAGGCCGCCGCTTCGGCAAGACCTACTACGCCTGCGTGGAGCTATCTGTCCGCGCTGCATCCACTCCGGGCACCTACTGGTATATGGCGCCCACCTACTCGCAGGCGAAGGATCTGGCATGGTCCCTGCTGAAGAAGGTGATCCCGGCCGCCTGGGTGGCCAAGAAGAACGAGAGCGATCTGCGGCTAGAGTTATATAACGGTAGCGTTATTGAATTGAAGGGCTCGGAGAACGCGGACAGCCTCCGGGGCCGATCGCTCACCGGGGTGGTGCTGGACGAGGCGGCGGTGATGAAACGCCATGTCTGGTTCGAGGTGGTTCGTCCCTCACTGGCCGATCAGCAGGGGTGGGCCCTGTTCATCACCACGCCGAAGGGGACCAGCAGCTGGTTCTACGAGATCTACCTGGCGGCGGGTGGCCGGTTCGACCTGGTCGACTCCGAGGAGCTCGGGTTCAGCGGTGGATCGTCCTCTGGTGACGAGGGGCAGGCCCTGGGTGCGGCCGACGACTGGAGCGTCTTCACCTTCACCACGCTGCAGGGCGGGAACGTTCCACCGGAGGAGGTGGAGGCCGCCCGCCGCGAGCTGGACGCCCGGACCTTCCGCCAGGAGTTCGAGGCCAGCTTCGAGGCCCTGGCGGGTATCATATGCGTATCGTTCAGCAACGAGAATATCAGCACGGCGGTATGCGATGACATCAGATTGCCGCTCTGGGTGGGCGTCGACTTCAACGTAGACCCCCTTGCGGCTGTATTTGCGGTTAAAAAGACGATTACACACGAGGAAGTGGACGAGTGGGGCGTCCCACATCACACGAAAATCGAGGTTTTGCACGTTTTCAATGAATTGGCCCTCCACGGGGGCGCTACAACGTGGGATATGGCCGAAGCTATCTATGAAATGTTCGGATATGTGCGAAAAATCGAGATTATGCCCGATCCGACCGGAAAACGGCTCCAAACGAGCGGAATTGGTATCTCAGACCACCGGATATTCCGAAAATGCGGTCTGAAAGTGGTTGCGCCGACCCGTCCATGGGTCACGAAGGACAAGATCAACGCCCTGAACAGTGGTTTTCAGACCGGTGATGGGACGCGCCACGTCTTTATCCACCCCCGTTGCCGCCGACTGATCAACGGATTACGCTCCTGGACGTATGAGGACGGCAAAAACACTGTTGATAAGAAGCTCGGCAACGATCACTTCCCTGATGCGCTTGGCTACCTACTGCTCGCCAAGTTCAACCTCCCCGCCCGCTCCCTCGCGCCGGCCGAACCCTACCGCGTCTGGTGAGGCGGGGTATGATACCCTGATTACAGGCTTTTCTACCAGCAGGGTATCATACCCCGCTTAGCGGCCGCGCCAGGTGCCGGCGTAGACGCCAGGGAAGAGTTCCCGGTAGGGCAGCAGGCGCCACCGCTTGAAGCGCAGGTAGTGGATCGAGGCCTCGATGAGGGCGACTACTAGGTACATGCCGAGCACTACCAGGCCGACAACGACGAATACGGGGGCGAAAACGAACACCAGGCCGGCTATGACAGCCAGAATGATGAACGCAGCTTGAAAAACGAACATGGGGATTGGGGTGGAACGTCACTAGGGAACTATACCAGGGATCTCAGGCTGTACCACGCATAGCTCGTAGGATATGTAACGCACCATATAGCCTTCATGGGCACTGCCTGTATGTGCTTCACGTTCCACCTGCCTCACCAGGCCGCGCAGAATCAGGGTCTTGAGGCGCGAGTAGATGGCGGCTTTGCGGCGGCGAGTCTCAGGAGACCCGTCGTACATGCCCTGTTCGGGCACTGAGGCGTCCCCGAAGGCCGGCAGCATATTATACTCCAGTATCATCAGCATGGGTACAGTAACTGTGCCGTACTCCTTGAAGTGATCCAAGTAACGGAGTTGATCTTCGGTCAGGGGGCGCATTGTCTGGGGGAGCGTGATTACCTCAGGGTATCATACCCCGCTTGTGGGTAGGTGGGTAGACTGGGGGGACTGCGGAGTTGAGTGTGACGTTCACGCAAACTGCGACATCGGCCGACGTCAACAACCCTTTTCGGCGTGATGCTGCGGTCATGGGGATGACCCAGGCGTGGGGCGTCATGGACCTTGTGACCCACGGGTCTGAGTTCATGCGCCAGTTCTGTCGGGGCTCCGGGGCGTGGGGTGCCCTCGGGGCCATCGCGGCCTCTTCGGTGGGCCTGGATCCCCTCATGGGGCCGGATTTTGAGGATATGTATCAGCGCAATGTGCTCCCTAAGGAGTTTAAGGAGCCTGATGATGCCTGGCATGCGCGAATTGATAGGGCCATCATCTCCCCGTTCACTGCACGGCTGGTAGACAACGCTGCGGCGCTTATTCTCAGGCGCTCTATCTCGCTGGAAGGAGATCCCTACTGGGAGGATTTTGCGCTCAATGTAGATGGGTGGGGCAGCAGTCTTAATGAGTACGCAAGGCGCGTGGTGCGTCAGGCACTCATCTACGGGCATTCCGGCATTCTGGTTGACTCTCCACCCGCTGGAGGTGTACGTAATCGTCTGGATGAGCGTCTTGTTACTGATAGGCGGCCCTATTTCATCACGTACAGCGCCAAGAGGATCCGAGGTTGGCGGCAAGCTAACGCCTACCCGACGTCTCCGCTTGTTCAGCTTCGGCTAAGTGAGTCTGTAACGCTGCCTGATGGGGATTTCGGTGAGTCCGTGTATGAGCAGGTGAGGGTACTTACCCCAAAAGCGTACGCTCTGTACCGGAGAAAAGCTTCGCGTGGGACGTCAGGGGAACTGGTCACCACAGGGATCAACGAGCTGGGTGAAATTCCGTTTGTGCCTATCTACAGCAACAGGACGGGGCTTCTACGCAGTCAGCCTCCGATGGTGGATATTGCGGAGATCAATATCGCGCACTTCCAGCGTCAGGCAGACCTTCTGCATTCGCTGCATATCGCCGCTATGCAGAAACTCGTTCTGGAAGGGTGGGAAGACACGGATGACGGGGTGGGGCAAGGTGTCAACTATGCCCTCATCATGGAGCCTGGGCATGAGGCCTATTACGTGAAGACTGACTCCACCTCGTTCTCGGCGCAGCAAGAGCAGATCCGCATGCTTGAGGCCCAGATGTCCTCGCTGGGTGTAACGCGGCTGCTGGGCCAGAAGATGGTTGCAGAGGCTGCGGAGGCTAAGCGGGTGGAGCAGGCACAGTCCAACTCTGTGTTGGCCAGTATATCACTGGAATTGGAGCATGGGCTGAACAGAGCCTTTGAGCTGGCGGCTAAATTCGCTGGTAGAGAGCCTCCGCGTGTCACAATTGACCGCGATTTCGACTTCTACAGGCTTATCGGTCAAGATATCAGCGTACTGGCCGATGCAACCAGTCAGGGACTTATTTCACCCGATATGTGGTTGGATCTACTCCGCAAGGGCGAAGTATTACCGGATACGGCCGATTTCGACTCGGAACTGGATTTCATCAAGGAGGAAATGGAGCGGAAAGCTGCCCAGGCCGCCCAGATGTCCGCCATGCGGCCTCAGCGGAATGCTCCCCCTCGGCAACCCGCTGTCATCGGAAGAAACGGGCGGGAGTGATAGACTCGGGCGATCACCTGTGGTGAACGTTCCACCCCATGTCTGAACAACTGCTTGAGCCTCCTGTTGTGCAGGAGCCCACTCCGCCGGCCTCCAACCCTGAGCTGGAGCGTCTCAGGGCCCACAACTTCGAGTTGGTGGGTGAGAAGCGTCGAGTACAGGAGCAGTTGACGTCGTTGCAGCAAGAGCTGCAGCAACTACGTGACGAACGGGCGAATGCACAAACCAGTCAGCTTGCTGACAACGGGGAGTGGAAAACCCTCTGGGAACAGGCGCAGGAGACCAACGCCACTCTGCAGGAACGTATCAGGACGCTTGAGGCGGATCTTGCTACGGCTCTGCAGGAGAAAGAGGTTGAGTCTCTGCAGGGACAGGTATTGCAGGCCTTTGCCCGTGATATCGTTGACCCCAGACAACTGTTTCGCCTGGAGAAGGATAACTTCAAGCTCAAGGACGGTAAACCAGTGGTGCTTAACGGGGGCGTCGAGCAGACACTGGAAGAGTACCTAGAGTTCGTGAAGTCACCCGGATCCGGCTATGAGCATCATTGCCTTCCCAGAGGTGTTGCTGGTATGGGTGCAGGTGGAGCGTCTGCTCCCGTTGTGGCCGGCAGCTCCAACCCGTATGTCACGCGCAACCTGACTCAGATCGTGCAGCTGGAACTCGACAATCCTACGTTGGCTGATCGTCTCAAGCGAGAAGCCGGCGGCTGATGCTCCTGTGGGGCCGTTCACCTTGCGAATGAGCTATGTCCACGTACATGGGGAACCTGCACCCCAACTCAACCTTTCTCAGTGATGTAGCGTCCGCCACGCGGATTCTTACATCTGCCCCTTTCAGTCGCTACCTCGCGGAGCAGATCTACGAGCGGAGCCTCATGCTTCGTGCCGGGGTCATCGCGAGGGAGGCCCGGATGGACAACACCACCGGGGTGACGATCGAGGCGCCGTTCTTCGATCCGATCAACGCGATCGAGGAGACCGTTCGCTCTGACGCCACCTGGGGCATCAGTGGCAAGGGTCACTTCACCAGCCAGAAGGTGACCGCGTCCACGCAGTACGCGACCATCACCCACCGGGGCTTCATGTTCTCTTGCGACACCCTGTCGCAACTGGGCATCGGCGAAGACCCCCTGGCCCACTTCTCCGCGCAGCTCGCCGACGACCTGAACCGGAAGCGGTCCATCAAGGCCTACTCGATGCTCGACGGCATCTTCGGTGGTGCGTTGGCGGCCCACAGCCTCAGCATCGCTGGCGCTGGCCCCCTGACCGAGGCCAACTACCTGAACGCGGCCAGTGTCACCGCTGCCAAGTATCTGCTCGGGGAGCGGGCTCAGGACGTCACCACCATCGTGGTGCCCAGTCCTGTGGCGGCCTACCTGGAGAAGGTCGGCATGACCACTGCCTTCCCGGCCAGCCCCTCGGGCTTCACCTGGGGTACGGGCGGTATCGGTGTCACCGACACGGTGATCCGCAACTTCGCGGGTCTGAGTGTCGTCATCGATGACAACCTGCTTCAGTTCGTCACCGGGGCTGCTGGTGCGCCGATGGCCTACCCCTGCTACCTCTTCGGCCCTGGTGCCCTGAAGGAAGGCTGGCAGATGCCCACCACGCTGCGGGCTGCCTTCAACATCCCCTCCGATCAGTTCCTCACCTCGGTGCGGTATTCCCACGTCTACCACCTCCCTGGTGTGACCTGGAAGGGTGCGGCCCACAACCCCGAAAACACCGGCCTCAAGACCCCAGGCAACTGGGAGCTGGCCTTCTCGGATCCGCGCCTGATCCCTCTGACCCGCCTGATCGTGAACACCCCCTTTGGTGGTGTTCAGCCTCTGGCGGCAGGAGCCGATGGCGAGGGCGCATCTATCGCTCCGGCCTCCAAGCCGGCGCCTCGGGGCGGTTCCACCAGTCCCTGACCTTCAGGCACACGTTCCACGGCCCCGCTTCGACGGGGCTTTTTCATGCCCGTAGACTGCAGCGAAAGGGCGGTGGCTCGTGAACTCGCTGATGTCGATGACCCTCGATGCCACGATCGGGGGCAGCCAGGCCAACAGCTACCTCAGCCTGGAGCAGGCCGATGCCTGGTTCGCGGTGTCGCTGTTCCCGGAGCGGTGGAGCGTCCTGCCCACGACCACCCGCGAGGGAGCTCTACGGCAGGCGGCGGCCTGGCTGGACACCCTGACGTTCCACGGCACTCGGGCCACGCCCAGCAGCGATGATCCGGCGCTGGAGCAGGCCATGCAGTGGCCCAGGGAGAACGTCACCTGCCGGGGCATCACCGCCAACCGCACCTTCATCCCGGCCGAGATCCTCACCGCCCAGGCGATGCTGGCCTTGCAGGTAGGTGAGCAGCCTGATCTGCTCTTCACCGGCAGCCAGATCGACAACGTGAGCTTCGTCACCAAGGAGCGGGTGGATGTGCTGGAGCAGCAGTTCGGGGCCAAGCCCGATCGGCTGCAGCTGCGGGAGGCCAGCAAGCCCTGGGTGATCCGGGCCTTCCCGTGGCTGGAGGATCTGCTGGGGTGTTGGTACTCCGGCAAGTCCTCTACTGTGCGGCTGTACCGGAACTGAGGCGGATCGATGACTATCTATCGTGCAGACAGTAGAGACGCTCGCTACATCGATGTATATGACGGGGAGGAACGTCTTACCCAACTGCTATACGTAGACACAGAGAAGCGGATCATCAGACGACACATGGACGGGCTTCCATGCGATGACGATGGGTACCTGATCATCGAGGAACGGCATGTTCCTGATATGCGGATTGTGGACAGGAGGGTGAAATCATGAGCCTTATTGATACTACATTCGGCCCTCTGGCCCCTCGGCTACTGAAGAAGTGGGGACAGCCGATCGACGTCGTATTTCGGCGTGACGGTGCCTACGACCCAGCCACCGGCTCGATCGAACACACCGAGGAGCGGGTCACCACCACGGCGGTGGTCACCAAGGTCACCATCGACGAGCAGCAGGGCCTGGGGCAAGCTGCGGATGTGAAGATTTACATCAATCCCCAAGACCTGCCGGCCGGCACTGTGATCGCCCAGAGCGATGAGGTGATCATTCCGCCGCTGGTGGGCAGTTTCACCGGGCAGCAGGCAAAGGTTGTGGACGCTCGGGTGGTACGTGGCCAGGGTGCTCTGCTGTGGGTCGTCATGGCGAGGTATCAGTGATGGCACAGCGCAAGGGGTTTGCGGATCTGTTTGGCGAGGAGCTGTTCGGCGCAGTAGTCGAGTACACGCGGCTGCAGACTCTGGAGATGATGAATTACCTCAGTGAGGTAGGCCCTGCATGGTCTGGGGAGTTTCGTGATTCGTGGCGAGCCAAACCGGTTGCTGACGTACCTATGGCGGCAGGTAGGCAGAATCCGAGCTATCCGTACGAGCTGCGGGACATTCCACGCCCTGGGTACGACGCGAAGACGTACAAACGGCAGACCAAGTTGTTCTCTATTGTCAACGAGTCGACTCACGCGCCGTATGCCTTAGACGCTCGGGAGGGTACTTTCTACCCGCCGGACGATCAGCCAGAGCCCATAGAGGATATCGTTGTGGAAGGTAAACGGGCTCGTAAAGGGTTTCGTGCAGCTATCACTCCGAACGATGAGCTGCTTCTAGAAGAAAGGCCTGGTAAGGCTACTGCCACGGCCGAGGACGGATGGTTCCAGGATGCTGCGGCCGATCTCCCTGCGCTCATGAAGGACCGTAAGGCCGAGCTGATGAGCAAAGCACGGCGTACGGCCAAAGAGAAAGTACGCCGTCGGAGGGCTAGGTGATGCCTTACGCCACGCTTCAGCAGGTACGACGGGGGTACGAGGAGCCTGTAGAGGCGGCCTTGGAGCCCTTCAACGTGCCGGTGTACACGGCCAATCGGTATACCGATGATGTTGCCAACCTGGATGAGTTCTGCTACATCGATCTGACGTTCCGCGACGTCATCGAGTTGACCCTGGTCAACCAGATGGAATATCTGCGTGGAGCGTTGACGATCGACCTGTTCACGCGGAAGGGCGAGGGGCCGGGGCGCTCCCAGACGATCCTGGAGGCCGTGATGCGGGCGCTCAACGGCCTGGAGCAGGGCAGCCAGATGCGGGTCACCTCGATGCAGGGGCCGCTCTGGGTGGCGCCCTCCAACAAGCCCCACATCCGGGGCCGGCTGATCTGCCGCATCTACGCCAGGCCCATCTCGGACGACGTTCCACCGCCGTCCCAGGAGCTGTTCCCCCTGGTGACCGAGGTTGGGGACGGCATCGTCATCGAGACCGGCGCTCCCCTGTACGTCCGACCTGGGGTGTGATCTAGACTTTCCCCAGGATCTGTGATTCTGCTGACTGCCTGTGGCAGTGACGCCCCAGCCGACGCCCCCGATGTCGTTCCTGAGGCACTTTCATGCCAGTTTCATGCAGCACCTCCGTCCTTACCGGCCAGGATGGTGCGCTCTACTTCAAGCCGCCTGGTACTGAGTTCTGTCTGCTTGCTGCAGACTTCGGTGGAACTACCACTACGACTCACATTAAAGTACCGGCTCAAAACGACTATGCGGTCAATGATGCCATCGAGTTCACCGAGGAAGGTGGAGCTACTCTCGATACCGCACTGACTTCGGGCACGGTCTACTACGTGCGTACGCGCACACCGGAGTACATCGAGGTTGCGGCCACGGCTGGCGGCACTGCCATCGCTCTTGCTGGTGATGGTATTGATGCCGGCGGACACATCAACGTGTCTTTCGCCGAGTTCATGTCCGTCTGCCAGGTGCGGAACTTCAGCCTGGAGATCTCCCGCGAAGAGCTGGACATCACTACCCTCCCCTGCAAGGGCTCAGGCACCAGCAGCGGTGGTAAGTACGTGCAGTTCAAGAGCTACCAGGGTGGCTTCGGCGATGGTTCCGGCTCCATGGCGGTCCTCTTTACCGCTGACCAGGCCACCGTGGCCAACCGCATGCTGCGCTCGGTGCTGCTGCGGAACCAGGCCGGCGCTGCCGTCCAGCTGTTCTTCAACCACATCGTCGATGCGACCGGCGAAGCGGACCTGGATGCCTCCTCCGTGTTCGAAGGTCCGATCTCGCTGACCTCGATGTCTGTGAGCGTCGATCCCGACAACCCCCAGGAAGCCTCCATCAGCTACCGGCTCTCTGGACAACCCACGCGGATGTTCGGCATCAACCTCTGAGCCCCGCGTTGCGATCAAGGCCCTGGCTTGTGCCGGGGCTTTTTCGCGGGTACGCTATGCTGCTGTGATTCCGCACTTTTCTGATGGCAGGCCGCACTCCCGCTCTTCAATTCCTCAAGAACGCTGCAGGGCTGCGCCTGGTGCGTAAGTCTGTGGTGCTGAACAATGGAGCGGAGTTTGAGTTCTGGCATAAGCCGCTGGTGCTTGCAGAGCGTCAGCAAGCGAATAAACTTGCAGGAGATGATTCGTTTCTCTTTGCACTGAATATCCTTGTCAGTAAGGCCTGCTACGAGGACGGCACCAAGATGTTCTCACCAGGGCAGCAGGCAGAACTGAAGCACGAAGTACGTGACTCTGACCTGCAGAAACTGATGTCTGCCGTGCTGGCGGACGAAGAGAGCGATGACAACGAAGAGGGTAAGAAGCCCGATCTCAAAAGCACTGAAGCAGGCGCTCAATGATAGTCATGAGATGTTCTTCATCTACCGGGTGGCGCGTGAGCTGGGAATGACGGTCAGCCGGCTCTGCGCTGAGATGACCCCGGCGGAGCTGTCCGGTTGGGCCGCCTTTTTCGCGATCGAGGCGGACGACCACCGGGCGAGCATGGAGAAGATGCGCCGGGGAAGGTAAACTCGGGGCACTGTCTGGGCGTGGAGTGTGTCTGATATCAACACTAGTGTTGACGTAATCATTACGGGTGCGGAGAAGGTTTCTGCGCTTGTCCGCAAACTTAAAGAAGCGCAGAAGGTAGCGGACGACATAAACGTCGTACAAGGCGGGGAATCTGCGGCCGTTAGAAAGCAGAAGCAGCTTAATGAGCTTGCAGCAGGCAATAGGAGACTTATACGCGATGAGCAGGCTGCAGACAGAGAACGTAGGCGTCAGGAGCAGCGTGAATTCCGTGCGGAGCGTGAATTAGAACAAGAACGCAGGCGTAACCATAACGCAGAAATCCGGCGTATCCGTGCGGAGGAGCGTGAGCGTAACGCACCTAGGGAGTCGTTCAGGAAGGCAAAAAGGCAGACGGGGTACGGCGTAACCTACTCTCAGTCTATCCGTGGTGTAACAAAAGGGGATGTGGCTCGGGGGCAGATGCGTAATCTGTCTGACGACTCAAAGATACGTAAGGGTCTCGGTGTAGTTGGATACGAGAATCAGCGCACAGCTAGAAACTCTCTGAATGTGCAGAGGATGCGGGATATGATGCGCCAAGAGGACTCCCTTATGGCGCAACGTAACCGTGAGGTACTCCGTAACTTAAAGCAGTATCCGCAATTCGGAGGCATGCTTCCACCAGAAGGGTGGGCTCCTCCGTCTAAGGCTCCTCGTCGTATCACACGGACGCCTGCGGAGTACCTGCAGAGTCAGCGAAGCAGCTCGGTGATTCGCAATCTGAGGCAGTACCCCCAAGGGGGTGGCATGTTGCCTCCAGAGGGGTTCACGGACGCGCAAGCACTGCAACGGCAACGTAGTCGCGAGGTACTTCGCAACCTGAAGCAGTACCCTGACTTCGGGGGCAACCTGCCACCGCCAGGGTGGACACCGCCAGAGAAGCCTGGTAAAGGCACGGGGGCCTACTACCGCCCCGGTGAACGCGCCATGCTGCGGGTCAGGGCGGCGCGTAATCGATTCAGGCTTGGTCGTGCAGGCGCGGGGCTCAGTGGGGGGTTGCAGGGCATGGCCTTCCCTCTGATATTCGGGCAGGGTATGGGCGGCGTGGCCGGTGGTGGTCTGGGCGGCCTGCTCGGGGGGCTCGCGCTGGGACCGGGTGGATCGTTCGCTGGTGCGGGCCTGGGTACGGCCATCGGCGCCTCGTTCGATGCTGTCAGCACCCGCATCAAGGTTCTGGCCAAGGATCTGGACGACCCAGCCAAGGCCCTGGAGGCCATAGCCGCTGCCGGGGTGAAGGTCTCCGACAGCGAGCGGGCCATGTCGGCCTACCTGGAGAGCATTGGCCGCTCAGGCGATGCCTTCGATATGGCGCGGAACAAGATGGATGCCGCGTTTGGACCTGGGTCGTTCGCGGGCCTGCGTGTGCTGCAGACGTCGCAGAATGACTTCCAGGCTGCTATCACCAATCTTGCGGGGAATCTGGGACAGGAGCTGCTTCCCACTGTCATCTCCCTTACGGACTACTTTACAGACCTGACCAGTACCGCTGAACCGCTGATTGAAGTACTGGGGGTGTTGGGCGAGGCTTTCGGGACGGCTACAGTATTCATCGGCAACAACGCGAAGTTCCTTGTTGATCTGATTGCTGCACTAGGTGGCGACGGGGACAAGGTAGGTAAGGCGTTTGCCGATAGGTTCAACGCTAAGGGATTCGGTGACTACCAGCGGAGTACCAAGGAGAAACTGGAGGCGGCACGGCGCAACCCCGCTGTAGAGCAACGCACCACGCCGTTCCAGGATATCGAGCAGGCCGAGAAGGCGTATGCCGAAATAACCCGGCAGCGGGATGCTACGCGTGGTATTGAGCAGGAGAGCCTGAGTATCGCTCGGCAGCGCGAAGACATCGAGCGGTCCATCAGCGATCTGCAGAAGAAGTGGTCGAACACGCTCAAGCAGCAGGAGCTGCAACGCGCCCAACTCACCAGCGACAACCTGCGGATGGGCGACGACCTGGCGATCGAGCGCAAGATGAACGAGTTCGACCAGATGCGGCAGGGCCTGGTCAGCGACGACGCCAACGCCCTGGCCGACAACCTGGCCGGCTACCTGCGCGAGCGAGCCAACGGGGAGGCCGATCTGCGGCAGAAGGAGCGCGAATTCGCCATCGCCAAGCAGCGGATGGCGATCGAGCAGTCCCAACTGGAGGAGGACACCGCCAAGGAGGTGTTCTCGATCACGCGTCAGGCGCAGGACTACACCAAGGCGGTGGAGGACTACAAGATCAAGGTCGCCGATTACCAGTACCAGCGGGCATTGGACGCAATGAAGCTGTCTACCTCTATGGCGGCTGTTGGGGGTGGCGGTGGAGGCCGTGCTGGGTACACACCTGTTGACCTAAGAGGGTACACGTACGGCACCCAGATAAGCAAAGCAGCAGAGCTGGCCGATGTAGACCCCAGGCTTCTGCGGGGACTTGTTAGACAGGAATCCAACTTCTCCCCTACTGCACGTAGCTCAGCAGGTGCGTATGGGCTGACTCAGCTTACGCCGGGTACGGCACGGGAGATGGGGGTAACCAACATAAACGATGTACAACAACAGCTGAATGCAGGTGCTAAGTATCTGCGTAAAATGATTGACCAGTTCGGTAGTGTTGAGGCCGGACTGCGTGCGTATAATCAAGGCCCCGGCAATCAGCAGCGTTCCCCTGGTGGTGTAAGCCAAGAAGCGCGAGAATACCCAGGTAAGGTTCTAGGCTTCGCGCAGCAGTATGGGTTCAGCAACCAAGTTGCCAGTGGGCCTGCCACAGGGTGGATAGATAAAGAGGAGTTCCGTAAGTGGTTGTATAGCCAAGGCATGGGTCGTGCACCGGGAGATTTCACCAACGCAGGCCATAAGACCCCTAATCATATGCTTAATGCCATGGACATGGGGTTCATGGACAGAAAATATGATAGCAACTATGTCCAGAAGACTATGGAGATGGAAGCCAAACTCCGCGCTACCGGAGCGTTTGGCGACCAGTTGTTCGGGCCTCTAAGCGACCCTAAAGGACATGGTACTCATCTGCACATACCAACACCTGGCGGCAGAGTCCCCTACAACAACGCTCTGGCCGCGCTTATGCAGGGAACCGGCGCAGCTATGCCTGCGGGTGGGATGTCCCCTGCGGCGATTTCCCGGACCCCACCGACGTTCCAGACACCTGGCGGGGCGCCCGCCGTGCCCAGTTCCGCCGGCTTCCTCGCGTCCTCGCGGGCCGGCATGGAGGCTCAGATCACCCAGATGGAGGAGGCCCTGGGTCTGCTACGGCAGATCCAGGACGAGCGGGCCAAGGCGATGCTCACCAATGCGGTGAACATCTTCCAGGGGGATGCCAACCGCCTGAGTCAGCTGGAGTCGCAGCGTGACGTCTCCAGGGAGATCGCGGCGATCGACGGCACCCTGCCGGAGCTGCAGCAGGAGCTGATCGCCAACCAGATCCAGTACAACGCCGAGGCAGACAAGTTGGCAGCGTCTCGACGCGAAAGCTTCGGAGTTGTGGAGGAGCTGGTCAAGCTGGGCCAACTGGAACCCGAAGCCGCCGCCAAGCTGAACAAGCTGCTGGCCGACGGCTACCGCCAGCGCCAGGACATCCTGGACGTGGAGCGTCAGATCACCGAGGAAGCCGTCCTCCAGGCGCGGCAGAAGGAGCTGCAGGGCGCGGCCAACCGGATCGTCAACTTCCGCCGGGGGTATGAGGCGGGCTACGGGCCGGAGGCCGGGGCATACAACGAGGCGCTGCAGACCTACGGGCCTGGGGGCGCCAGGGTGGTGGCCGATGCCGCTCGGGTGGAACGTCGCCAGCAGGAGGCCGCCAGTGACGCGCAGGCCATCGCCGGGGCGCTCACCGGGGGGATCGTGCAGGCCATCAAGAGTGGCGACTTCCAGCAGGCCGCCAGCGATGCCCTGGCCGATGTGGGCGGGCGCCTGATCGAGCGGGCCTTCCGGCCGCTGGAGGAGTACCTGATGGGCATGCTCACCCGGCTGCTGGCCCCCGGCAACGCGCAGACGGGCGGGGCGGCCGGCGGGCTGCTCGGCCTGGTGCCAGGGCTCGGATCGTTGTTCAGCGGCGGTGGTGCTGCTGCCGGCATTGGGGCCTTCGGCAACTCAGGCATCCTGGGCCTGGGGGCCGGGGCGTTCGGATTCGCGAAGGGCGGCGACCCCCCGGTGGGCCGTGCCTCGCTGGTGGGCGAAGAAGGCCCGGAGCTGTTCGTGCCACGCACTGCCGGCACCATCATCCCGGCCGCCGATACCTCCTCGATCATGGACCGCTACAGCCGGCGCAGCGACGGCCGCAACAGCACCCGGCCGGTGCAGCTCAGCGACGACGCGGGCAACGCCGTCACGGTCGGGGTCCGGTACGAGGTCACCAGGGTGAACGACATGCGCTTCGTGGACGAGGAGACGTTCCACCGCGAACTCGATGCGGCGGAGCGCCGTGCCGCCAGGGCCGGGGCCGAGGGCGGCCATGCGATGGTCGGCCGCGACATGATGAACAAGCGGTCCATCCGTAGCCGCTGGGGGGTGAAGTGACCGTCACCGGCATCTGCACCTTCACCACCCTCCGCAACGCCAACGGGGACGTGGAGGGCCGCTATCAGAACTCGCCCTACCCCCGCCTGGATCTGGAGGGGGTCAGCTACGACATGCTCAACTTCCTCTACGAGGGCTCTATGCGGGATCGCCTGGGCGACAACCTGCAGGCGGAGATGGTGCTGGCCAACAACGAGATCGCCATGCAGATCGTCCAGGCGGCGGTGCGCGGGCGGTGGCTGATGGAGTTCGCCACCTGCGCCATGAACCCCGACACGTTTGCCGTGGGTCGTGTGCTCAGCCGGGAGATCTGGGTGGTGGTGGGGCCGAGCTACACCCCGGCCCAGATCACCGTGGACCTGGCCAGCGCCCTTGATGCGATCGGCGCATCGGTGCCCACCATCACGCTCACCAGCGCCAGGGTCGGTGCCCTACCGGTGTCGGGCAGCATCCGCAACATCTGATGGAGCCCCTCGCTCTGATCGGCATGCCCTTTCGCCTGGGGGCCGATCCTGAGCGGCATGGGGCCACCGATTGTGTGGGCCTGGCGCGGTTCGTGCTGGCGCACCAGGGCATCCCCTCACCACAACCCACCCGGAGTTGGTATCGGCGACTGCGGCGTGGCGATGAAGGCCTGTTCTGGGAGGTTCTCGACCTCTGGGGCCGCCCAACAGCACGGCCTACACTGGGCGTGGTGGCGTTGTGCGGCACCGCCTCGGATCTTGGATTGGCGGTCTGGTGGATGAACGGCTGGATGCACTACGGGGAGGACCGAACGGTGCGGTGGACCCCTGCCGACTCCCTCCAACCCATCGGGCTCTACTGCCCACGGAAGTCCAGCTCTGCGATGCCGTCGGGCTGACCCCCGAGGAGTTCTTCTACTTTGAGGCCCTGCGTGAGGCGTGGACACCCACCCGGCCGCCGGAGTATGAGCTGGTGCCCGATGTGCAGGGCAATCCGGTTGCGCTGATCATCAACCTGGTGGTCGGCGTGGCCCTCTCGGCCGTGTCCGCCCTGATCGCACCCAAGCCCCGTGGAGGCGGCCAGGCCAAGGCGCCGCCGCAGCTCCGCACGGCCGACATCAACCAGACCACCCGGTTCGCCTCGACCCAGGGGTTCTCCGGGGTGCAGGAGCTGGCCAAGCTGGGCGAGACGGTGCCGCTGGTGTTCACTCACCGCGACCACATTCCGGGCCTGGGCGGTGTGCGGGTGGACAGCAAGCTGGTCTGGAGCCAGATGCTCAGCCAGGGCACCGGGCAGCAGCTCCGGGTGATGGCCGTGTTCGGGGTGGCACGTATCCCCACAGACCACCGACCGGCCTACGCCGGCTTCGCAATCGGGGACAGCACCCTCAAGAACTACACCCGCGCCAAGATCGCGCTCTACTTCCGCGAGAACGGCGGGCGCATCAGTGAATGGGGGCCTGAGCGGTATCTGGAGGGGACGCTCCAGCGGTATCCGGGGCCTGACCCCTTTGCGGTGTTCGATGACCGCACCAACGTCGATCAGCCCTGGCACTGCGGCACCCGCACCCCAGCTACCCAGACGCAGTTCGGCTGCTACTCGGCTATGCCGAACGGCAGCGTCTACAAGGTGAACTACGAACTGATTGTGGTGCCCCGCCCGCGCAAGGACGAGGAGGACGACTGGGACTGGGACGTCACTGACGACGCTGATACAAAGCAGGACAAGGTCTATCGGGGCAAGTTCTCGCACTACGCCGCCATCAAGCGGGCCGCAGGGGAGAGCGGCAACGGCAATCGTGTGACGGTGCGCCCTGGCGACATCGTGGAATATCAGATTCAAGGCGATACGGAGCGAGGCAGTCTGTATAAGCCGTGGGGCGTCGAGGATGTGAACGCCAGCACGATCGACCGGCGCATCTCGGCAGATGAAGCGATCAAGGTCGGCGACATCTACATGGCCGGTGAAGCCCTGGTGGTGTGTGAGAGGACCGACGATGGCCCGTGGGAGCGGGGGCGCACGAAGACGTTCTCGTTCCGTTGCCTGGAAGAGGGCGAAGTTCGTGTGTACGACCCATCGGCACAGCACGACAAGCCGGAGAGCTATTGCTTGCAGCGTGTCGCCATCGCCACGGTGGCTAACAACCGCGAGTGCGACATCACCGAAATCGGCATCAAGTCCACTGTCTGGCGGCAGATCAACGGGTTCTCCAACGTCAACAGCCACCCCGGCGGAGATGTGGTCTATAACTACGGCCGGGAGAAGGGTTCAATCACGCTGGGGTCGGTCAACCGCTACCACAAGAGGCTGTCATTCTTTCGCCTGCAGTATCGGCCCCTTGGGCGTAATACAGATGCAGACATGTGGATCGACATCACGCCCGATGTGTTCTTCATCAAGGGGAACGCGCCAGTCCCCCAATACAACTTCCTGCGCGTCACTCACCCGAGAGGCCAGTACGAGTTCCGCTTGAAGCCGATCTCCGGTGGGTGGGTATACCACAAGATGCTCGGCGCCAGGGCCTACATGCTCCGTGCAGGCAGCCGCCGCCGTTCGGTGGTTCGTAATGGTCTGCTCGTCTCTTTTGAGGCTGAACAAGTAACGCTCAACGGTGAGATGGTCAGCAATCGCGACTGGCTCATCGGGCGTGAAGCAGACCTGGACAACGACAACCTGCGCGAGAACGATGCGATATGCGACTACAAGGTTTACGACGCAGAACGTACCAGCGCCCAGGAAGAGCCTGAGCATGAGATTGTACACATCAACGAGATAGTTGCAGGTTCAGCGGCTCAGTTCGATGACCTGCTTCTGTGCGGGCTGCGCATAAACAGCACGGTCGAATTCAACCAGTTTGAGCAGCTCAGCGCCTGGTTCTCGCACGGCATGATGTGCGAGCGGCTGATCCGCGACTCGCGTACTCCCCTGGCCCCTGGGGTGTTGTGGTCCACCAACAACCTGGCGGAGATCACCTACAACATGCTGGTGAATGCCACCTGGGGTGCAGGCCGTCTGGTGGGGCCGTTGGCAGTCAGCCGCAGCCGGTTCACAGTGGCCGCCCAGTTCACCGAGGCCAACCGCTTCACCTGGGACGGGATTGTCGATGAGAAGGTAAACCTTCGCGACTGGATCTTCACGCAGGCCGGCTATAACCTGCTCGATTTCACGATTCTCGGCGGGCAGTTCAGCCTGTACCCCGCCGTCCCATTCAATTCGGACTTCACAATCGATTTCGGGTGGCGCGTCCAGGAGAAGGCGCTGTTCACCGACGGGAACATCCGCAACCTGAAGGTCACCTGGCTCAGTCCCGAGGAGCGCCAACTGTTCCGTGGCGTGTGCCTGTGGCGGCAGGAATTCCCTGACGGATTCGCACAGATTCGGTCGCTATCTGTGCGCCTGTCCGATGCTCAGGGCGGGCGCGATGACGACCCAGAAGAGTTGTTCGACATGAGCAACTTCTGCACCAGTCGTGAGCACCCCTTCACCTTCATTCGCTACGCCCTGCGGGTGCGGCAGTTGGTGGATCACATGGTGGAGTTCGAGACGACGCCCCACGGTTCTCTCGGGCTGGTGCCGGGTGACACCTTCCGGTTGATCTCCTCGGTGGTCCATACCAGCCGGCTCAACAACGGTTCGATCGACAGCAGCGGCACGATCACCAGCACCACCGATTTCGCGGATGGCACCTACCAGATCCTGTTCTGGGTCAGGGGCACCGTCGGTGTGCAGGAGGGGGACATGACTGTGCGCGGCGGTGTTGCGCTGGAGGAACAACTACGCGGAACCGTCTTCGCCCTTCGCCAGACATCCGCTACGAGCCGCTTCTACAAGGTGGAACGTCAGGACCGCACCAGGGAAGGGTTCGTCCGCATCCTGGCCACCGTGCTGCCGGTGGATTCTGAAGGCCGCCTCGCTACTCTGCAGTGGCCGGATGATGCGTTCGTGGTGGAGGCCAACTGATGCCTGAGGCAGTCCCCTTCCCGCCCATCGTCCCCAGCAGCCGGCGGTACATCGCGGGGCAGTACCCCGAATCGGAATTCCGAGCCCTCAACGGGGTCGTCACCCATCTGCGCTACGGCAACCGGCTCACCGACACCAAGATCGAGGCCACCTTCCAGAACATCCCCGACAGCAGGGCGGCCGAGGTGCTGGCCCTCCACCGGGACACGCTGAAGCGGGGTGATTGGCTCCGGTTCACCCGCTCCGACATGACCGGCGGGGCCAGCGAGGAACTGCAGGCGTGGCTGCGCGACACCGACGGCAGCGGGCTCCGGTGGCGGTTCGATCGAGGGAACCCGCCTTCCGTAGAGTCGGTGATACCTGGGCGGTCCACGCTCACCTGCCAATTCGTTGGGGAGCTTGACCCGGTATGACGGAGCAGAAGTTCTATAGCGGCAAGGACGGCTGGGTACGCGAGAACGGCCAGCCGGTGGCACGTGTGCGGGAGTGGCGGTTCAGCTCAAGCGTGGCGGCCCTGCCGATCACCAGCCTGGCGGACTTCGCCGAGGACTACACCGCTGGCATCAGCTCAGCAGCGGGCAGCATGGTGATCTGGTACTACGCAGATGCCCCCTCATCGATTATCAAGCGAGTGGTACGTACCACGCAAGTTGACGACACCGCTCGGGTGGCCCTGGAGCTGGGCTGGGGGCCCAACCGGATCCTGGGCACAGCCTTGTTTACGGAGGTGCGCCTCGGCCCCAGCGTGGGTGAGGTGATGTCGGCCGACTGCCAGTTCGTCTTCTGTGGTCCGCTGAGGGAACTCACGTTGTGACGGTCTACTTCGGCGATTCAGGGCATATCGAGCTGAAGCGGGCCTCGATCGACACTGTGTTCGCCAGTGTGGTAGACCCCTCTGATGTGAATTCCAGTAGGGCACGGTTCAGCTTCGATTTTCCATCGGAGATGCTGCTGACCGGCGACATGCTGGAGATCCGCGCCGATCCCGGCTACAAGCTGGATTTCATCCCGCCTGATGCGTGGATCAGCGGCGAGGTGGAGCCTGACGGCATCTGGTATGTCAATGTCGATCAGGTCGGTGGCATCCGGCTCTACGACCGGTTCGATGACGCGGTGAACGGTGAGTACGCCGGCCGGGTGGCTCTGGTGGATATCACCGAGTCCATCCCGATCCAGGTGAAGGTGCGGGACGCTATCCCCCGTTGCGTCGGGCAGATCACCGGCTACGAGATCAGCACCGATCGGGACGCGGTGGATGTGTCGAGCCTGTCCGATGAGTTCCGCGAGAACTTCAGCGGGATGATCAGCGGCTCTGGCGAGATGCAGGCCAACTTCGACTACCGGCTGGGCATGTGCGACCCGGCCTATGAGGAGGACATCGACGGCTGGGAGCCCGAAGTGCCCCTATACATGCACCAGCTCCTGATGCGGCAGCAACTGGGCAGCGGCTTTGAGGCCCGGTTCATGGTGTTGCACCGGGGGCGCGGCTACGACGAGAACGACGAGGTGTGGCTGGAGGCCAAGGGCATCCTCACCAACGCGGCCATCCGGGTAGGCCCCACCGAGATCATCCAGTCCTCCTTCCGCTTCGTGCTGACCGGGCCGGCGGCGTGGCGCGTCCGCTCCACCACCCAGTACCTGCTGCAGGAGAGCCGTGATCTACTTGCCCTGGAACGTCGCCAGGGTCGCGGCTATCTGGAGCAGGAGCACGACGCTCCACCGCATGAGCCCCCAGGCCAAATGGAGCTGCTCGATCTGGTCACCGAGACTGGGGCCTCGCTCGTCACCCACGACGGGGCCATCGTGCAGGCGCGGACCATAATGGGCGGAACCAGGAGCGCCGCCTGATGGACCTACGGATCAGTGAACTGCCGCCGCTTCTTGGCAGCGATCTGCAGACCATCGACGTGGTTGCAGTTGCCGACATCTCGGCCAGTGAGACGCGAAAACTCACCTCCAAGGATCTGATCCAGTACGGCGTCGTCCTGATTGACGACGAGACGATCCCCAGCTCCAAGCTGCAGGACGTACAGCACGGCGACCTTGCGCCAGTGGGCGCCGCTGGACTGTTCCTGGCGGGGCCGTTCGATTCCGGCGGGCGGATCAGTGGTCGCCGCATCGTCCCCACCGATCTGCCCCCGGCCACCACCGAGGCGATCGGGGCGGTGAGCATCAGCGCCGGCCTGGCTGTGGATGGGAGTGGGTCGTTACGAGTGCGGCCGGCCACCACCACGGCCATCGGCGGCGTGATCATCAACCCGCTGGGCGGCCTGGAGACAACCGCCGACGGGACGATCCAGCACGTCGGCAACGGCATCCCCACCGGCACCCGATCGGGCATCACCTACGACGAGTGGGGCCACATCACCGGGGCCGTGGCGCTGGTGGGGGCCGATCTGCCTGCGGCGACCACCACGGTGATCGGCGCAGTGTCGGTGCCAGGCAGCTCCGGGCTCACGGTGAGCCCCCTGGGCGTCCTGGGCCATGCCGCCAACATCACCGCCGGCACCCGCAGCGGCATCACGGTGAACGCCACCGGCCACGTCACGGCCATTGATCCGCTGGCCGGCACCGATCTGCCGATCGCCACCACCAGCACCGTCGGTGCGGTGAAGGTGCCATCCGACGGGCCGCTGACGGTGGACGGGAGCGGGTCGCTGCGGCACACCTCCACGACGGCCACCACGGGCACCTTCACCAAGGTGACGGTGGACGGGTTTGGTCACGTCACGGTGGGACGTTCCCTGGAGGCGGCCGACATCCCCGACCTCGATGCCAGCAAGATCACCACCGGCATCCTGAACCCGGCCCTGCTGGCGGGGCTGCAGATCACGGCGGCCAACCTCTACGACTACTCGATCGCCTTCATCCAGGAGGCTGAGCCCTCCGCGCCCGACTTCATCGGCCACCTGTGGCTGCAGGAGTCCAGCTCGCAGTTGCGGATGTGGAACGGCAACAGCTGGATGCCCTGCGGCTTCGGCGCCGTGATGGCCAACAACATCCGCTTCGGTGGCACGTTCAACGCCGCCACGGGTGCCATCGTCAACGTGACGCCGCTCGGGCGGGAGTCCTCCTTCGCCGCCGGCCAGGCCATCCCGCCGCCCTCCTCGCTGAACGCGGGGATCTACTTCGTCGCTGTGGTGGCTGGCACCGGGGTGGGGCAGACACCGGGCACCACCTACGACGTGGGCGACTGGATCCTGTCGCTCGACCCGCAGCAGTCCTGGACCCGCGTGGACATGGCGGGGCCTGGCGGGGGCGGCGGATCCACGAACCTCGACGGCCTCACCGATGTGGCCGTGGTGAACCCCACCGCCGGCCAGGTGTTGGTCTACGACACGCAATCGGCGAGCTGGCGGAACGGCACAGCCACCGGCATCCAGCACCTGAGCTTCACCCAGCAGGGCCAGAACCCGACACCAGGCAACGGCGCCGGCCAACTGCCGACGGGCGCCATCGCCATCAACCTGAACGCCAACCAGCCGTTCCTGGCGATCCAGGACACGGCCGGCGCCATCCGGCGATTCGGCGTGGCGGTGGGCACCACGGCGCCGAACTCCCCCAGGGCCGGCGAGCTGTGGCTGGATACCAGCGCCGGGGCGGTGCTGCGCTGCTTCACCGGGTCAGCCTGGAGCACGGGCGGGGCCGTCGACACGGGGGGTTTCCCCGCCGGCACCCGGATGCTGTTCGTGCAGTCCGACGCTCCACCGGGCTGGGTGCGGGACACCGCCCACAACAACAAGGCGCTCCGCATCGTCAGCGGCACCGCAGGCTCGGGTGGGTCGTTGGGATTCACCACGGCGTTTGCCGGCCGCACGGTCAGCGGCTCCACCGGGGCCACTACCCTCACCGCTTCGCAGATCCCCTCGCACAGCCACACGGTCAACGACCCAGGGCACGGCCATGGCGTCAGTGATCCGGGCCACAGCCACGGCATCGCCGACCCCGGCCATGCCCACAACTACACGAAGATCGATGGCGAATACGGCCAGACTCCGACCAGCGGTACGAACCAGGCGGCTCATGTGCGTCGACTGATCGAGAACTGGATCTGGAACGAGCACCGCTACACCGGCATCAGCGTCAACGGCGCAGGCACCAACATCTCGATCCAGGGCTCCGGCACCGGTATCTCGCTCGGGTCGAGCGGTGGCGGCCAAGGCCACACGCACAGCATGGCCGACGCCTCGCTCGACATGGCCGTGGCTTACGTTGATGCCATCATCGCGGTGAAGCAGTGACCAAGGGCAAGAGCTATGGGGTCGGTGAGTTCTGTCCCCTGGTGAAGGGTGCCTGCGTTCTGGGCGCCTGTGCGTTCTGGACCGAGGTGCGTGGCACCCACCCGCAGACCGGCGCGGAGATCAGCCAACCGGCGTGCGCGGTGGCATGGATCCCGCTGCTGATGATCGACCAGACCCAGCAGATCCGCCACCAGGCTGCCGCAGCTGATCAGGCTCGCAACGCTGTGGCCACGATCCAGCTGGCCGATCGCCTGAGCCTCGGGATGTCTGACGACGAACAGAAGGCGGCCCGCGCCTCTGCCGGGTACTGATCGATGCCGAAGCACCATCACTTCACCCCCGAACGCCTCCTGGCCTTGGACTGGGAAGTTGCGGCTGATCTGCATGTCGAGTACAGCCCCACAACGGGAAGCCGCATTGATCGCATCACGCCGGGGGAGAGGGCAGATCTGAACGGCTACCACCAGGCAGTTTTCCCAATCGGCAAGGACGAAGTCGGTTATGTCTTGATCCCCGACACCGCGCTGGCGATGCTGCGAGCCCTGCCGCCTGACGCCTGATGCTCAACAACCGGACCCGCCGGGACGTCATTTTCAACCGGGTTCCCACCAAGGCGGACCTGGATGCAGGTGACCTGGTGGTGAACGCCGGGGACGGCACGGCCTACACGAAGCTCGTCACCGGCCAGGTGGTGCCGATCGCCGGCCGCTCGATCAGCGGAGATTCGAGTGGGTCGTCCTTCGAGCTGCCGATCGCCACCGACACGGTGCTCGGCGGCATCAAGGTGGGCGCCAACCTCTCGATCACGGCGGAGGGTGTGTTGTCGGCGCAGCAGGGCCAGGACGGCTTCGTGCTTCCCCCGGCCACACGTTCCACCCTGGGCGGCGTGATCGTCGGCGCCAGGCTGACGGTGGGTCCGGATGGCACCCTGTCGGCGGACGCTCCGGCCCTGCCGATCGCATCGAACACCGTGCTCGGCGGGGTGCGGGTTGGTTCGGGCTTGACCATCGACGGCAGTGGGCTGCTGTCCGCGAATGCCCAGGGCTACACCCTGCCGCCGGCCACCAATGTCACGCTCGGCGGCATCAAGGTGGGCACCAACCTGACGGTGACGGCAGACGGCACCTTGAATGCTGGGCCGTCGGGCTCTGATCGTGTGCTGCGGGCCGGGGACACAATGACCGGCACACTCAACATCGCCAACGCCAACCTGGCAGTAGTCAATGGCAGAGTGAGTGTCACGGGTACCATGGAACCCGATGTGGTTGTCGGACCCCCTGCCACGCCGACATTTGGATCTTTCTACTACTATGCCAATACGGTTGGTGTGCAGAGTAGGGGAACGCTTCACCTGGCCACATCAGCAAACACAAGCGTTGTTATCGCGCCAGATTGGAACGAGATCTACCGATTCAGCCCCAGCGACGTGTGGTTTGAGAGGAACCTCGTCATACAGAAGGACACCACAGGTACTGCGTTGTTCATCCTGGCGGATCAGGCTGGCATCGCGAACATCGACTTCTATCAGCGCGATTTCAACCGCCAATGGGGCGCAGTTGGTAGTGCTCTGGGCAGAACCGATCTATGGGGCCGTCAACAGGCGTGGCTTCGCGCTGGCGTCGAGGATGGCTGGGGCCATGCCGAAATCAACGGGGGGTGGCGAGAATGGGAAGCTATCCGCTTCTCTAGAGGCGGACAGTGGCTGGGATCAATCGACGGTAATGGCAACTACATCAACAAGGTGTCACGTGTAGAGGCATTGCCTGCGCCTGTAGCAGGGTTAGACGTTGTGCTACAGCTTCACCCGGTAGTACTTGCCTCAGGGGCTGCAGATGACGTGGAGCGTCCCCCGTCCCTGGGCTTCCTTCCTACTGAACTTCGCCGCGCCGTTCCAGAGGCCGTGAGTGAAGATGAGTCGGGCTACTGCGCGACCGCGCTGATCCCCGTCCTGGTGAAAGCGATCCAGGAGTTGACGGCCAGGGTCGCCGCTCTGGAGGCCGCTTAGGATGGCGGCAACATGACTCCGTAGCCGTGGCCACGACCCGCGTCACCGATCTGCAGGCGCTGACCACGCCGGATGGAGCAGATGTCCTTCACGCGGTCGATGTCTCGGCGGATCGAGATTCCAAGCTCACCATCACTGGTCTGCAGGCCGCGATCGGTGGAGCGTTCGCCCCGGCTGTGCACCAGCACAACGCCAACGAGATCATCAACTTCAACGCCAGCTCCAGGGCGCAGACCGAGGCGGCGCTGATTGCTGGGGCCAACATCACTCTGACGCCGGCAGGCACTGGCGCGACCCGGACCATCACTGTGGCCAGTACGGCGGCGGGCGGCGGGGGAGGCACGGTCACCCAGGTGGATGGCGGGGCGGGCCTGACGGGGTCGGTCACCACCAGCGGCAGCCTCGCGGTGGGCGCGGGCAGTGGTATCACCGTGGCGGCGGACTCCGTCTCGATCAACCGCACCACCACCGACACCTGGTATGCCAGCGCCGCGCAGGGTGCCTTGGCGGCCACCGCCCTGCAGCCTGGCCAGGCGGCCACAACGGCCCAGGGTGCCAAGGCCGACACCGCCTTGCAGCCCGGCAGCGTCGACCTGGGCTACACCGCCGCCACCAGGACGATCACCAACACGGCCGGCGACCCTGCTGTGCTGCCGCTGGTCACCTCGGGCGCTGCGGGCCTGGCGCCGCAGTCTGGCGGTGGAACGTCGAACTTCCTGCGGGCTGACGGCACCTGGGCGGCTCCCCCGGCCGGCGGTGGCGGGGCGACCAATCTCGACGGGTTGAGCGACGTCACGATCACGACGCCGGCCACCGATCAGGTACTGAAGTTCAACGGCACCGAGTGGGTGAACGCTGCGGCACCTGGCGGGGGCGGGGGCACCGTCACCCAGGTCACCGGTGGCGCCGGCCTCACCGGATCGGTGACCACCACAGGGGCCCTGGCGGTGGGGGCCGGCACCGGCATCACAGTGAATCCGGATGACGTGGCGATCAATCGCACCACGGTCGATGGGTGGTATCTGCCGCGGGCGAACCACACCGGCACCCAGGGGGTCAGCACGATCCAATTCGCCAACTCGGCCCGCCTGCTCGGCTGCCCCGCTTCAGCCGGCCCTGGCCAGGAAGTGACCGTGGTGGCGCCACTGTTCTTCAACGCCGGCGCACTGAACGTGAACCCAGCGAGTGGGGCGTTTTCCGGCTCGATGAGCAGTGCAGACTTCACCAAGCTGGCCGGCATCGCCACCGGGGCCACGGCGAACAGCACCGACGCGCAGCTGCGGGATCGCTCCACCCACACCGGCACCCAGGCCGGCAGCACCGTAACCGGGGCCTACACGGCGTCGGGCCTGACGATGTCCGGGGTGGGGCTGCTGGGACGTGCCGCCGTTGGGGGCGGTCCTGCGGTGGAGATCACGATCGGCACGGGCCTGCTGCTCACCGGCACAACCCTCACCGCCACGGCGACCGGTGGTGGGGGCGCCACGGATCTGGATGGGTTGTCGGATGTCTCGATCCTGAGCCCTGCCTCGGGGCAGATCATCGGGTTCAATGCCGGCTTCTGGCGCAACATGACCCCAGGCAATCTGTTCCTGGCGCAGTCGAACCCCACAGGAGTGACAGGGGCTGATGCCATCACGAACATGATCTCACTCACGCAGGCGGAATACGACGCCATCGCGACCAAGAACGCTTCCACCCTATACGTGATCGTCTGATGGCACTGAACCTCGGCAGCGGACCAGTCAGCGCCATCAGGTTGGGCGCGGCAACACCGTCGAAGGTGATGCTGGGGACGACCCAGGTGTGGCCGGTGGTGCCTGTGGGAGATCCGTGGACACCGGCAGAACTGCCGAATCTGGTGATGTTCAGCAGCTTCGACGATCTGGCGAATGTGGTGCTGGTGGATGGGCGTGTCTCCCAGGTTGCCGACGCCAGCGGCTTTCCGTTCACGCAGGGGAATGTAGCCAACCAACCTGCACTTACGCAGAACGGACTGGATAAGTTCGCGTCCGTGTTTAACACAAACTTCCTGGACTCATCTGTGCCGTTCCCCGGCGGGTCAGCACTCACTCCTTTCGCACTTTTCGGAAATAGCGATAGTGAGTGTATAGGTGCAAGAGTGGAGAATGTACTTCACGCACAGCTCGGTGGTTGGAACGCTGTGTGGCACTTTCCCGGCTCGAACCGGGTATTCCCTGGGATGCCTCAAGGAGCAATCACTGCAGCGGTTTTTCGTCTTCAGTTCGGCCAAGCAGTTAACCAGGTTCGGGTCTGGGGAACAACTCAGAACTCCAACTCAGGCGGCACGACTGGCCCTACCGGTACAGCTCCCGGCTGGTCGTACGGGAGACAGTTCTGGAACCCTGGAGCATCTCCCCTCAACCTGCGCTGCTTCGGAATTGTTAGCGGTGTGATGTCCGATGCCGACGCCGAACGGTTTGAGGGATGGGCTGCACATACTTTCGGGTATGCAGCCAACCTTCCGGCTAATCATCCCTACAAGACTGCACCACCATTCCTATGAATTACCTGGCCCCAGAAGCTGACCCGGTTCACGCAACGGAAACCGAAATCTTCGGCAGCTTCCGCGAGAAGATGCGCGCCATCGACCCCGAGGCGGTGGACGATGAAACCGGCACCATCATCGGCCGGAATGCCCTCACCGGCGAACTGATGCCGAACGCCACGCGCGCCTCTGGGTACTACGGTGATCCCTTGCCGGCGGTCCAGGGCTTCTTCCTGCCGGTGCCGGAGGATGAGGCCCTGCGGGTGGCTAACCCGGCCGCGCTTGGCGTGATCGAGACGGAGCACCTGAACCCCTGGCCGACGCTGCGGAGCAACACCGAAGGCGAGCCGGAAGTGGGTCCCCTGCCGGAGTGGGTGCAGCCCACCGGCGCCCATGACGCCTACCCGCTTGGCATGTGGGTGCAGCACAACGGCTACGACTTCGTCTCGCTGCTGGAAGCCAACGTGTGGGAGCCGACGCCGGAAAGCAACTTCTGGCGCATCAGCCCCGATCCCGGCCCGCTGCCCTGGCGGGCTCCCACCGGCGCGGCCGATGCCTACGCGATCGGTGACCGGGTCACCCATACCGTCGCAGGCCGCGAGACCGATCTGTGGGAATCCAACATCGACGCCAACACCACCGAGCCCGGCACCGACGGCACCTTCGACCGCTGGTGGTCACCGATCCTCGATGCCGGCGGTGAGGTTTTGCCGTGGGTGCAGCCCATGCCTGGCACCGCGAACGCTCCCTACGAGATTGGCGCCAAGGTGAGCCATGAAGGGCAGGAGTGGGTGAACACCGTGCAGCTCAATGTCTGGGAACCCGGCGTATTCGGGTGGGACGTCGTATCGCCCCCAGCAGACCAGGCGGGCCAGGGGTTCGGCGCCACCGAGAAGCCTCTCACCAGGAAGCAGCAACTGGCCGCCAAGCGGAAGCGCAAGGGTGGCGCGTTCGTCGGTGACGACCCAGCTACGCCCGACACCAATGAGGCGTGGATCGACGGGAAGAAGCCTTGAGTCTGGTCTTTCTAGATTTTGACGGCCATACCACGTACGGCGGCAATCCATTGCTACCTGCTGACTACCCACGCATCGAACCGGATCGCATCATCGGCGGGTTGCAGCAGGTGTGGTGGCCGTTTGAGATTGATTTTGTGACCGGCATCGAGCAGCCGCACGATCACCGCATTGTGTTCACGGGCGAGGATCTGTGGCTAGGCGGTAATTATGTGGCCGGCTATTCGCTGCTGAACATCTACGGCAAAACACCTGCCGAAGACGGTGGCGTGAGTACACTGCCATACGCCAGCTATGTTGGGTCACTGTCCAGCTGGGATGATCCCAACCCTGGCCTGGCCAAGACAGCAGCGCATGAGCTGGGCCATGCCGTTGGCATCAAGCACGGCGGTATTGCCGAGAGCTATGCGCCACTGAAACGCGATAGCACGAGCTGGCGGGTGGAGGATGTGTTGGCGATTTATGCGCGGCACCCTGAACTGCAGCCCACGGCAGAGTTCACTGATGTAGTTGCTGCAGTACAAAGCAGGCCGTGGTACGCTGGACAGTCTATTATCATCACAAGTATCACATGATCTGGTTCATCTGGCTGGTGCTGATCGTGCTGATCGTCCTTTGGTGGAACGTTTGCCAGGAGTGGCGGCGCTGACAACCCACCCGATCTGCGTCACCTGGCGGGCGCTGCCCATCAGGTGCAGGGTGCGCTCCCGCAGCGTCTCCGCCCTGCTGCCCAGGCCGAAGTAGAAGGCCGGGTTCCACACGCCCACGATCGGGGCTGCGGTCTGCTCAGTCCAGCGTGGGTCGTTCATCCACCCAGCCTAGAGTTGCCCCATGGCACCCATCCAGCTCCGCGATGCCGCCAGGCACTTCCGGGATCTCCCCCACCAGTTGGCAGCCTTCGACTGGCTCCAGGAGCAGCTCACCAACCAGCAACTGGACGAGTTCGCCGTGCTGTTCCGGGCCGCCGGCAGTGGAGCTCTACCTGCTCCGCCTGCTGCGGGGGATGCGATCGGCCTGGCGCTGCCGCTGATCAAAGTATTCGAAGGAATCAAGCTTGAGAGCTATCCTGACCCACTGTCTGGGTGCGTTCCGTGGACTATCGGTTGGGGCACTACACAGTATCCCTGTGGAGGCATGGTCCGCCCAGGGGATCGGATTACCCGCGCACAAGCCGATGAGTACATGCGTTGGTGGGTAGAGCAGGACGAAATAGCACAGGCTCAGCGTATACCCACTTGGAGCAAGATGAGCGCAAATCAGCAAGCCGCAATATTAAGCTTCAGCTATAATTTTGGCCGGTACTGGTATAATTCACACGGGTTCGCTACATTAACCAGGAATCTGCGTGACGAAGACTGGGCAGCCGTTCCTGAAACACTGCTTCTGTATAGAAATCCACACACACACGTAGAAGCAGGTTTGTTGCGTCGCAGGCAGGCCGAAGGCAGGCTGTTCAGCGGGCTCGAATGGGCCTGATCGGCACGGACAGCACCTTTTCGACAGGCCAGCCTCTTTTGATTCGACCTCGCAAGGTCATATGGTTTACGCCAAGTAGTTTTGCCCATTGCGATACGTTCAGGGTTTTCCCTTGATAGGTCAACCTGATACTGCTTGTCTTGTTGTCTGCTTGGCAGGCCTGTGTGTCCCAGATGCAGTTGTCAGGACAGTAGCCAAGATGAACATCTTTTCTTTCAATGGTATAACCAGCAGGACAGGGTCCCATGTCGGCTAGAAATACTTCAAAAGAATTGCGCCATCTATCGCATACGGTGATACCCCTTCCGCCGTAGTATTGATACCTGTTGTTTCTGGGGTTATAGCAGCGGGCTTTCATCTTCACCCACAGCTTGTACTCTCGGGTTTTAGACTGTCCATGCGTTGTGTTGCATGTTTTGGCTGCTGCGGCACTACGCTCTCTCGCTAGGCACCCGCAGCTTTGAGTAGCACCATTCAGTAGCGCCCGTTGCTGCACAACTCTGAATTTGCCGCAATCGCAGACACATTGATACCTGGTCGGGTAGCCGAGATGTTTTGCCGCCATGAGCGCCACCAAGCGCCCAAAACGACGGCCCGATTGATCGGGTAATCTTGCTGGCATCAGCTCACTCCAGATGAGTTGGTCACGGCCAGGGGCGCGAACCCGCTGGCCACCCCATTGTAAACTGAGCCGTCCTTCAACGGTTCACTCGACCGGGCGGGGGGACAGAAGCGGGCCGCCTTGTTGGGAGACTTGGCGGCTCTTTCGTGTGCGCGGCATCAAGTATCGTTGATCTGACCAATACGCCCTATCGGCCCTGCCGCAGCCCGACCAGGGGTGGTTTGTCCTCGGGCGGCCGGTTGCGCGGGTCGCGGGGATCGAGCGGGGCGCCGGCACGTGGATCCGTGGCGGGCATCACGGGCGGCGGGGGCATCGGGCGGAGCGGTGGAACGTCCCACGCCTCAGGCTCGGGCAGCGGGGCCTGGGGCCGCTGGGGCGGGTGGCGCCGCTGGTATTCGCCCACTGCGATGGTGCCACCACCCAGCAGGGCCAGCAGCACGGCGAGGCTTTCGGCGGCGGATTCCTTGATCTTGTCGAGGATGCCTGGGCACACCTGGGGCATGTCCGTGGAACTGGTGATCTTCTGCAGCTTGGCCAGGTAGCCGTAGCTGCACATGAAACCGGCCAGGATCAGCAGGCCGAACTGCACCCCCAGGATCCAGGCCACCAGGAGCAGCAGGAATTTCTCCCTGTTGAAGGGCCGGGGCGGTGGTTTGTCCCACTCCGGCTCCGGGGCGACCGGCTGGCCGCGATGGTCAGACATGCCCGTACCCCTCAGGCCACGGGACGGTGCGCCAGCGGGCGGGTTCGTTGAACAGGGTGTGCTCTTCCGGCCACGGGATGTTGCCGAACCCGTGGGGCCAGGGCACCAACTCCCCCCTGGTGTCCTCCCCGAACAGGGTCGTGGTGTCGAGGTCGGCCATTGCAGGTGCGGTGGGGCACCGGGGCAGTCTACGAAGCGGTCCTAGGGTGGGTTGTCCCCCACAGCACCCTCCTCGTGCCCGAAGATTTTCCCATCGGCCTCTACCGCCGAACCACCGCCCACTACGCCGAAGGCAAGGTCACCACACTCTTCGTGAAGCAGAGTGGCCAGGGCTCCAAGCTGGTGCTGGAGCAGAGCAACGAGACCACCGTCGAGCTGGGCGGCGAGTTCGTGCTGGTGCTGCAGCCGGTCGAAGAAGCCGTGCCCCCGATCATTGAGATCCCGCCCGAGTACCCCGAGCTGCCCACCCCCGAGGTGCCCCCCGCACCGCCCGAGGGTGTGACGCCTGAGCGGCCGATCGTGAAGCCGAATCCGCCTGAAGGGGTGATGCCTGAGCTGCCCCAGGCCCCCGACACCAAACCCGCTGAGCCGGGGAAGCCCGAGCCCAAGTGACCCTCTGGGTCGCCCTGGCGATCGTGCTGATCGTGCTGTTCTGGATTACCGGGCCAGCCTGAGTTACGATCCACCGGCAGATTCACGTACCCCTGCCGCACTGCGGTGGGGGTTTTCTGTTGGCGTAGAATGGGATGGCTCAGCGCGGTGGAACGCCTGAGCCGTGACCAAACTGAAAGGAGCAGCTTGATGAGCAACACTGTAGGACAGGAGCGCTGGCTGCCTGTTGTTGGGTTTGAGGGCTCGTACGAGGTGTCCGACCACGGGCGGGTACGGAGCCTGGATCGTGTGGTCAGGCGCTCTGATGGCGGAACAGAGCGGCGCAAAGGGCAGATGATGTTTCGCTGCGTTCATCACAGTGGTTACACCTTGACAAAACTGCGGAAAGACGGAAAAGCGCGCCCTGTGTTTGTTCATGTCTTGGTGGCCGAGGCGTTCCTAGGCCCTAAACCCAGCCCCTCGCATCAGGTTGCCCACCGGGACGGCTCACCAGATAACAACACGTTGGGCAATCTCCGGTGGGCGACACCGAAGGAAAACATCGGGGAAGACAGGGATGCCCACGGAAGAACAATGCGTGGAGCTTCTCACACCAAGACTCCGTTTACCGATGAAGACATCTACTCCATAAGGCAGCGACATGCTGCTGGAGAGTCACAAGCGAGCATAGCAAGGAGCTGCGGTGTATCTGCCCACTCTATTAGCTGCATCGTTCGGCGAAAGAGCTGGACCCATATCTAGGGACGAATGTCTACGGCCCATCCGTCGGAGGACGAATACACAAGCCAGCGCCTATCCCAGTTCTGACGGGTGTACCTCACACTCTTGCCATTGGTGTCGGCTGTGTACCCACCATTAACCATGTCAGCTACCCCAAACGGGTCGTTCTGAATCCAGTGAGTGTCGGTAAACCCAATCGTAATCGTCCAGTGCCCGCCGCCTGATGGCGAAGATACATGCGAGTGGTGCAGCCAACCAACTGGCGTGGGACGTCCTTCCTTGATCTGGTTCTCCAGCCACTGCACCGTACCGTTCTGGATGAAGTCGGCCTGTAGGCCCAGGTGCCGCAGCGTTGCTACCTGTGCGCTGGCATCAGTGGTATCACCAAACTGCGCCCGCACTTTGTTGTACGCATCATCATTTTCGATCGCGCCCCAGTACATAGCTGCCATCGCGCAACTGGAGCTGAAGCACTCGCGGTGCCCTTGGCCACTACTGTTATCGAGCTGACTCTGAAATGGTACGGGCAGCGGGTTGATGTATGCAGGTGGCGGAGGCGGCGGTGGAGTGCTGCTGAACTCAGTGGCCCAGTTGCTGTCTTCACTGAGGATGGCGCGACCACCCTGCAGCGCCATGATTTCGTCGTATAAGATCCAGACGCCTCGTGCTTGCTGCGGCTGATTGTTGTAATACCGGAACCGATCAGCAAACCGTTCTGCGGTCATCAGCGGCCCGTAGCCGCGTTCCGACGCCTCCGGTGGTGCCGCCCGTGGATCGAGGGCCTGCTGCAGGCGGGGGGTGGGACGTTCCACCGGCAGGTCGGCTTCAGGCCGGCGGGGGTCGATCGGGGCGCCTTCAGGCATCGTCAGGGGGCGGTTGGGAGGAGTCTACGGAGCCCCAGCGGGCGAGCACAGTTCGAGCGAAGACCAGAAGCTCCCCGGCCACTGCATACAAATAATTCGTATCATCCTTGGGGATGCAGTAGTAACCCAAGGACTTTGCTGCGATCTCCAGCAGCTCTTCGTCTGTCGGCCCCTGCGGCTCTGCCTTCACGCAACACTCACGGATAGCGTTGCGATCTTCCACCGTCAGCGTGGAGCAGTCAGGGCAGCAAGCAGCCCGACCCTTCGCCACAGCCTTGATTCCCTCGCTCCTGGAGGCGCCACAACCGGTGCAGCGGGAGGTGGTGGGCGGCTGGGGGTGGATAGCGGCTTCACTCATCGGCCTGCCTCCGCACGATCAGCAGGCAACGACACGTAGCCAGCCTCACGTAGTACTTGCGTCCTGGTAACTTGCGGATGATCTCTGTTCCACTCTCTATCCGTGAGTAGATCGACCATCTCGTAAAGGTGTGGTCCATTACCGCCCTCCCAGGTGATCACAAGCCGCGTTCTCTCGGGAAGAGCTTTCACCTCCTGGCATGACAGCGCAGGAGGGGATGAGCCCTTATCTGCCGCTGAGCCGGTGTAGCCGTGGCGTTTAGAGGTGAACATCATCCCCCCTCATCAGCACGATCGGCTTCGGCAAGAAGCATTCCTGCCAGACGCCAAACTACAGGCATTTCCTCTGGCTCAAACTCAGGAGCGGCTGTTGCACGTTCTTCAAGCCACCTTGCAATGGCGCGGATCTCGGCAGCATAGCCGTGGCTCAACTGCCATTCCTTGCCTGCAGGTGGTACGGACCTGTCGTAGACATCGTCCATCACCTGCCACAGCGGTGGGGTGTGAGGTGGGGCGTAGAAGCCTTGGGATGGGTTACACATTGTCATCCTCCTCCAGCCTGGTTTCCAACCAATCCGCTGCCCACTCCAGACAGCCCATGTCGTCCACACTACGCGGCTGCTTGCGTAGTTCTGCGCAGATGCAGGCAACAACAGATCGCATACGCGCTGGATCGGGTATTGATCTCTGGGCGTTTTCCATAGACCAAAACGCATCGGTCATGTAGTCGATCAGTTTGTCGTGTTTGGGGGTGCTCATTGCAGTGCCTCCTCGTTCCTGTCGTCGGTGACAACCACGCCACCCGGTGGGCGGTAGGTAACAGTCACGCGGTTGCTGTGATCGTCAACTCGAAACTTTCCCCTGCTGTCGCAAGCGAAGACAGTGACAAGGTTTGCGTCTGTGTCTACCACTGTCACGTTGTTTACAAAGTTACCGTGGCCATCCCTTACGGTATAATGCATGGCGTCTTTATCGGTAGCACGGATAATGCTGCGGATGGGTCTGTTCATGTCCATCTCCGATCTGATTGCGGTGGAGCGTAGCGGTGTGCGCGTTCAGGCATTGCATCAAGTGCTGCCTGGTAGTGCGCTGCCCGTGCAGTGGCGTCCATTGCTGCTTCGGGCTGGTTGCGGGCGGTGAAGTAACTGGCGCGTAGTGATTCCCACGCAACAGCCTGTGCGTACAGCTCGGATACCTTGAAATCACCGTTGGCGATCTTGAGTAGTGTAGGGGATTTCATCTGCCGATTCCTGCAATCATCTGCACGGTGATAAAGCCCACCAGCGCGAACAACCCACCCAAGGCTATATCGCCCAAGCGCTGGGTGCGGATGTAGTGCTTGCGAGCAGATTCACGGGCTTGGATGTAACGAGCAAGCATGGCTTTGTCAGAAGAAGTGGTGGTGTTGGGATTGAAGCGAACAGTCATGACAATGCAGAACGATAGGGGACACAGTAACGAGCAGCACGGGAGCCGATCTCTTTGAATTCTGGAAAGCCTAGAGAGCAGGCATCGTGCAGGTAATGCACACAGTCACGGCAGCTAGGGCCGATGCGCTTTACGCCTCGCCCTGGGCGTGGGACGTCAGGTAGTACGTGCGTCCACGTTTCGCCTTGGCGTATCTTCTGGACGGTTGATGGGCTCACGTCTAGTTCATCAGCAACCTGGCGATTGGTGAGTGCTGAGGTGAGTACGAATAGCACCTGTTCTTCGGTGAGCTTGCAGGATGCGTAGGGGGACAGGTTGGCGATGCCAGAGTTCATTGCTTCACTGCCTCTTGCAGCACTTCAATGACAGCCTGCTGCAATACGAGCTGTACAGCTTTCGCGCCTTCCATAAAGGCGGCACAATACAAGCGGCACTCGTCCTCGCGGGCATCACGTAAGTATACGGACTGCCAACCCATGAATTGCTCGGCCAAGTACTTGTTGAGATCGAACTCTACTTCTTGAGGTGCAGGCATCGGTTCAGGTGATGGCGGGTGGTGGGGTGGCTGGCGACGTACTCAGCCCATTCGGCGAGGTCATCGTCATGTAACTCGCAAGGCTCGATCTTGTAGGGGCAGGGCTGGGGTGGGTCGTCAAC